CTAACTTTCCACTATCTCACTCATTGGCCGGATGTACGCAGCCCACTTTCTCCATCCGTTTGATGTCTTGTAGGCGTTGACAGCATTGTCGGGCACATAGATGTCAGGTATCCGGGGAGCGTTAAGCAGTGTCCAGTAATCGGTCGACGGAGGTGTTTCGGTCCGTATTATCAGGGTCTTCAACAGAGGAGAATTCCCCATACCGGTCACCGACACGGCATTTTCCCCGATTTCCACACGGGTCAGTCGTGGCATATCCCCCAATCCGCTAATTGCTGTGACATGGGGCGGATATACGAATTCCGAAATTCCGGTGCCGCCGAAAGCGCCAGACTCAATAGTTGTCACTGTGTCAGGAATGGAAATTTCTTTCAACGCCCCACAATTGTAGAAAGCCTGCTTTGAAATAGTGTCGCACCCATTGCCTATTATGCATCTTTCCAGAGAGACGCATCCGTAAAAGTATTGGTATCTGATATTCCTGTTTTCCGGCAATTCGATACTTTGCAAAGACGTACATCCGGTAAACAGATTATTGGACGAGGTGGTGAAATTTAGCCACTTGAACTCATTGAACGAGACAATCCGCGTATTGTTTGCAAATGTGCCGGCATTGATTACCTGTTGAACGGCCGCTTCCTCTTCCGTTATATAGCCGTCCTTGTCGGCATCCCATATGCCAAGGCAGATGCGCCGGGCTTCCGCGTCCTTGAAATGAATGGCCGCTTCACCGACAAGTACCAGATTCAGTCTGTTGAATACACTTCTCAGTGCATCCACCGTGTCCTGGTAGTACTTGGAATGCACAGTAATGGTGCCTTCCAGTACCGGTATCGGGTCTTCGCCGGACAGTCCCTCGGCTGACAAGCCGGAGTAGCTGCCGTCGGAGAGGCGGGCGAGCATGTCGAGTGCGTCGGCCGTGTAATACTCCTCATTGAAACCTATTGCGCGGATATGTTTCAGCGCGTGGGCATCACCCTGCGGTTGCTGTGCCTCGATGACGTCAGACAGCAGTTTCATGGGTTGCAGCAAAGGACAGTTCTCCACCCAGAAGTCTGTCACATTCGGGGCGCACTGGCCGATGCGCAATCCACCGGTGGACAGCAGGGGGAAGTTCCTGAAGCCGATGTACTTGTTGTTTGCCGGATACTCGATGACTTCAAGACTGCCGCCTTCCGGAACCTTAATCTGGCTGAGATTGGTTCCGTCCGCATATATCTCACGGATATTCTGGCAGGCGCTCAGGTCAAGAGTACCCTGCAAGGTGGCAATGTTTGACAACAGGACTTTCTGTAGGCTGCCGCAGTCGGCAAGGGTAAGCCCGGTGATGGTGATGATGACGTTTTCGGTCTTGCTGCCCAGGATGAGCTCCGTCAGGCGCCGGCCACGGACCACCATGGTGCCGCTGACGTTCTTCCGGTGCCAGTCGCCGATGGAGAGCAGCCAGCTCGCCGCCTGGATGGCGTTCTGCTGGTCGGCAGAGCCGCCGAGGTCGATGGTCATCCGGCACACTTCACCGGCCTTGGTCCTTGCGCCCTGCACGATGCTGGTACCGTTTGCAATGGCCGGGTACATGTCGAATGCCGGGGTTATCTCGTAATCTATCAGGTCGCCTGCTGCACGCACGATGATGGTGTCCGTTCCGCTGTTTGAAAACAGACCGTAGCTGTATTTCGACATGATGTACATGATGCGCTTCTTCACCCAGGCGGTTTCGGCAGAGCAGAAGTCGCCATGCGATTGGGTGATAGGGTCGGTGTCGTTGGTATAAGAGCCGCTGTTGTAGGCTATCTTGGCTATCTCGTAGCGTTTGGCATCGGCGTTGACCAGCGTGGCCGGGAAATAGTTCTTGATGCCGAGATAATACTTCTTGTAGAAGGCATATACCTTGTCATAGGGAGTGCCCGAGGATTGTCCGCACAGGCTTTCCATGGCACTGAGCATCTTCCGCATGCCTGCCGCAATCTCGGCGCTGAATGCCAGTTCGAGCATGTTCCAGAATACGGATGTCTCGCCGTTCCAGATGGGCTGGCCGTTACTGTAAACATCGTGCATCTCGCAGTGGTAGGGCTTGCGGTCCTGACCCTGGTTGTCTATCGGGAAGATGGTGTCGGCATCGTCCAGGCGCCACCGCCACTTGCTGCCGGTAGTGCAGAAGTTATACGGATAGGTGTTCTTCGCCCGCTGGTCGGTTCCGGCCGTAAACTCCACGAAATTATGATGGAATACGGCGTCGCTGATGTCGAAGCAGTCGGGGATGGTAGCCCGGAAAAGCTGCTTCCTCGCATTGACGAACAGTTCATTCAGCTGGTCGGCCGTGAAGGCTGATAAATCACTGCTCAAATACTCTTTGAGCTGTGTCTTAAGGTTAATCTGCCCGGCCCCGATGTCCGAAGGGATGAATTTCCCTTCCGCCGCCTCATAGTAGTACAGATTGTAGAGGTCGGCATCGCCGGTCTTGGCAATCCAGTACTCATACCCCGTGCTCCGATATTCCGCAACAGAAGCATTCAGCTCCGCCAGCGTGCCGCCAAACGGACGGATGCGGTTGTTGCAGACATATACGGCGTTATAGGAATCTATCCACCTCTGCGCAGAGAGCGGTTCGGTCTCGTCGGCATTCAGCTCTCCGGCGTCGAAGTCCCAGCAATTGGTATCATTATATTGGAAGGCTTCCTCATCGGCATTGTACGCCCAGTATGACTTGCCGCGGTTCCAGGGCACACGGAACAGTGCCCCCAGCGGTGCGTTGTCCGAGCCCTCTACAGAGAGAAGTTCCGGGAAAGCCTCCGTATCATAACCGAAACAAAGGTCATCTCCCTTGTCCGGGCCGAACGTAAATTCTCCCATGCAAGTATATACATCCTGCCCTTCCTCGTTCACGGACTTCGAGAAGCCGATGAACGGTTCCTGATAGACGGCCACACGTATCTTCGGGTCGGCAGCCATCGCCTCGTTCTTCATGCCTGTCTCCTTGAAGAGGGCATCGTAGGCATCCACGCTGCCTGCCTTGTGGTCCTGCATGGAGCTCGCCCAGTTCTTCTTGGCGGTCAGGCGCCCGGACTTCGGAACGTTGTCGTACATCAGCACACAGTTCTTGTCCGTGGTACCGTCGGCATAGGTCGCGATGGAGGCTATCTTGTTTCCATCAGCGTCCTTCAGCCCTTTCATCTTAAATCTAATATTCCACTCCAGGTATTTTTTGGAAGATGTACCCTGGCCTTCCACCAGCAGATTGGTAAGCGTGAAGTTCCTCTCCGGCTTGTCCTTGAAGAAGACTTCCAGATTACCCGCCACGCCCGAAGGGTTCATCAGGTTCGGGAAAGGCTTGTCTACCACAAACACGTTGTACAGCAGCTTCGTGGCATTGAAGTCGATATTCACACCCTCACCGTCCAGCACGAGGTTGACGTTTTTCTCCGCAAGCTTCTCGTCGGTGGTCACCAGCTGGTTGATATAGTTCTTCTGTACGGCTTCCGAAGGCAACGCACTGTCGTAGACACGCAGCCCGTACAGGTAGAGGTTGGCATAATCGCTACCCAGCACAATCTTGCCGTCATTGCGGAAGTAGTCGTTGTTCTCGTAGGCATACTGCCGGTTCTTCTTGCCGTTGATGTAGATGGCCACAATGTTGAACCCTGCATTCCCGTAGGCATCGGGCATCACGACTACTGTCAGGCGGATACGCACACCGTTGTCTATAGGTACGTCCTGCGTCGAGCTCTCCTGCATGGACTGGGAGAAGAAGGATACGTTCTCGCCCGACACGCGCAGGCCTACGTTGTTCTCCGCAATGGTGATGATGTCCTTGCTGGCATCCGAGGGATTCTCCACCTTGAAGTCGATTTCGATGGTCTTGCCCCGGCGGGCGGCTTCCGTGGCGAAGGGGCGGTAGTCTATCACGGCCCTGCTGCGGGCGAATATCTTCAGTGCCTTCACTCCGTCGGCGTCAGCCGCCCATCCGTCGTTGCTCCAGTTCAGGTTGCTCCACTCTACCGGTACGGCCGTCTTGTCCGCCTCGTTGATGACGCTCCTGTAATTCGTCTGCGAGTTGGCACGGGTCCGAGGATTGATATAGAGTGCGGCGCCTGCCGTAGCCGAATAGCCCAGCGAGTTGTTCACCGGCAGGGCAATGGGTTCCGTCAGGGCATCCGCACCGTCCGTCACGCCGACTGTGACGCCGAAGTCGGCATCGTCATCCGTCTCCACCTCCATCGGGTAGGTGAAGGTGTTCCTTGCGTTCGCCACGATGGCGTCATTCTCGGAACTGTACACCTCCATGCCGCCTCTGGTGATGGAGAACCTTGCCTCGGTCAGTGCGGACGGACCGTCGTAGATGGCGTAGTCGAACACCGTGTTGTCCTGCCAGTTGGTGAGCTGTTCCGCCACGTTGTTCACGCACATAAGCTTCACGGCTTCGCTGGCCGTACGGATGCACATGATGTTGACCGATACGGATTTTGTCTGGATGGTATTGTCGGAGTTGGAAAGATAGAAACTCACGTTGTATACGCCCGTCGCTCCCGGATGCTCCAGCAAGTAGATATACGGAGTATCCAGATACACGGCTGTGCCTATCGTCTTGTCGTAGCTCTGGCTGTAGCCGTCGCCGGTGACGGTCAAGTGCAGTGTCTTGTTGATGTTGCCGTTGATTATCATCGGGATGTTGATGTTCCCGGAGAAGGCGGTCCACCAGGCGAAGTTCGGGGTGCTGATGCCCAATGACGTGAGTTGCACGTTGTAAGTTACCGGTGCGGTGGTCTTGTCGGTATTCTCCCCCTTGATGGAAATCTTCACGCTGTTGCTGCCTGATGACAGCCATTCGGCTATGTCCTGCCTGATGGATACGCCCGAAGAGACTTCCATCTGCTTCACCACGGTGAAGTCGGCATACTTGGCGTTCTTCATCATGATGGTGCACAGGCCGAGTTCTCCGGTAGACTTGTAGGGTTCGTCCAGGCTGTCGCGATACTGCGAGATGAAGGAGAAGTCAAGCACGCACTCCTCGCCGTACTGCGTGGCGAAGCCGAGCGAGGCCATGTTGTTCCGGACATATACGCTGTACATGGTTCCGGCGCCTCCGGCCAGTTCGCGCACAATCTGTTCAAGCGTCGCACCGGAAGCGCCGTCGAAGGCTGTGCCTGGGTCGGTACCGATGACAAGCTGCGCATTCCTCACTTCCTGCAGGGCGTTTTTCAAGTTCTGCATCGCCGCCTTGTTCGTCTCGAGGCTGTTGTCGTTCACGCACTTGGCGAACTCGTTGATCTTTCCTACAAGTTCGTTCAGTTCCTCGGCCCTGAGGATGTTGCCGCGAACGAAGTTTCTGTTTAATTTATCCATAACCTATCCTAATATATCGTTGTCATCAAGTCTGCTCGAATCCAGTATGAAGTCTACAATCTCAACGCCCTTGCCGCCACGCGCGGCAAGGGCGTGCATTATCAGGTTCGTCTCGAGCATGCCCGTGTCGGCCATGTCACTCTCGATACGGCTGATGACCGCATTCGTGGCACCTCCATCGTCACCGGTCACGCGCTTGCTCAAAACGAACCTGATGTAGCCCATGTCACTTGACGTTCAGTTGGTTGATAATTTCACGCTTCACTGCGGCTATGAGCCGGGAGTTCTTGACTACAAGCTCAAGGGCCTTGCTGTATCGTTCAGGAATCTCCACTGCATCCTTTGAATAGTAGATGCTTTTAGCTAAGTCCTCAAAGCCTATGTCCAGCAGGATACTGCCGTTGTACATCATTTCATTGCCGACGGTCTCGGCTGCGTCGAAGGTCTGTCTGCCGCCCTCGAATGAGGTCTGTGCCTCGATTTTTCTAAAGTTGATTTTCATGATACGTATACTATTAATTTATAATATCCTTTTAATTATCTGGCTGGATAAGATTTCTTGAGTATGCCATTTTTAAAAAACCTCAATCCATACATAGTGTCAAGCCAAACCTCGTCACTTTCGCCATCACCAGTTGAATTCATCATACTAATTATGTTTGTAGAAATACTAAGAATGCTTAGAGTACTTCCATGACCACTAATTATCGAAATATATGGGCTATTCTCATTACCATCCTTAAAACCGATATCAATAACTTTATCATTATTATTGTCATACACTCTTATGCTGCCATATGTTCCGTCAGTACCATATTCATTTTCCTCCTTTATAGTTACGCGGCTTCCTCCAGACATAGATGTACTAAATTCGCCTTTAAATACTCCGCTATTGGCTGTAACATTATTCAAGGTAATGTTATTCAAAGTCGCATCATTCCCGTTGATGTCACCCGATAATGTAAGGTTATTGGCGGTAATGTCATTCAGCGTCAAGTTTCCGTCCTTGTCCACCACGAACGTGTCGTTCGCCACGATATGTCCGTTGAACCGGATGAGGTCGGCGCTCACCAGCGCATTGCTCTGGAACCTCCCGTCGGGCAGCTCGGTAACGAAAGCGGCTATATACGATTTCTTTACATAACCATCCGAAGCGGTTTTCTCTGCAAACATCTGCACAAGGTTTGATTCGGTGATGAGCCCCGACTTGTCGATGTTCGTGATATGCCCCGCCGCATCAAAACTCACCTTCTTAGACAGCAGCGAGTTGAAATCAGCCGTCGTCACCAGCCCGGAAGTGTTGATGTTCGTGATGTTTCCGGAGCTGTCGAAGTGGATGCCTTCAACCAGCGCGGCGATGGAGTCCTTTGTCACCTGGATGGCCGCCGTGTTCTCATCAGCCGTATCCTGCGCCCCCCGGGCAAGATAATAAGCGTCCCGGGCATCGCTGATACCCTGGTTGGCAAGCCTCGTAGCCTCGGCAATGCCATTTTCCGAATCCGTCACCGCAACCGTGATGCGGTCCCCCAGGTTCTCGATATAGGCAGTAGTTGCCGTGGAAGAAGGTTTCCAATGGCTGATGCTGAATGCTGCTCCTGCCACCTTCGCAGTCTTGCATACGAGAGCATCATTCTTGTAAATAGTGGTGCCGTCATTGTACGTCGCGTTCACCCACATGTCTCCCACGTCGTAGGCATCTGCCACAGTGGGCTGCGACACGAATACACGCCGCTTGCCGTCGGCCGTATCCTGCGCTTTTTTAGCATCTTCCAGCGCCTTCAGCGTCAGGTGGTCGGTGATTTCTTCCCAGGCACCCGACTCGAACCGGTAGCCCTGCCCGGTAGCGGTGTTGTAGAACAGGTCCTGGTCGTGCATGGCCTTCAGCTCCGCAGTCGTCCATTCCGAAGCGGGAATGTTACTCAATGTAGGCTCATAGTCATAGAACCACATCGTGTACTCCTTGTCCGTCTGCTGCTTGATAATGTCGAGATTTACCTGCATGTCGTCAAGTGTCTTGTCCATGTCCTTACCCGTGGCCTGGTTGATAAACCTGGCGGTAATCTCGCTGAGCACCGTATTGAAGTCAATCAACGGTTCGGGCATCGTGTACGAGTTTATCCCATTGTATATGCGCACATAAGGCCCTCCGGCGGTAACGCTGTCCCATACAATGGCACCCTGTCGGCCCGTGTCCGTCCGGTTGCCGAGCTGCACGATGCTGTCTCCGGCAAGCGGGATGTCGCTGCCCGATGCACAGTCGTCCTTGGAGAGGTCTATGTAGTCGTCTCCCGTACCCGTCACGAGCCGCCAGTAGTAGTGGTTGCCCGATTTCAGGTTGAACGTCTCGCAGATGGCCTGGTCATCCTCCTGGAAGGTGTTGTACACGGTACGCCCCTCCGAATCAGTGGTCTTGAAATAGCAGCGCCAGTATGTGCCCTTGTCCTCCACGCGGTTGCAGATGATGCCGCCGCCGGTATTGTACTGCCTGCCCCCGACATAGGTGGACTGCTGCACCTGGATGTCCTCCACGCTCAGCTTCTTCCGGATGTCCACAAAGTCGATGTCGAGATGGTAGTTGCCGTCCGCGTCCCGGTAGATGCCGAAACCTGAGCCTCCGGCTGAGAAGTTCTCCGACACGAGGTCTTTCAGCAGCATGATTTCGTTCAGCGTTGCCGTGCCCTTCACGTTGATGCCCTCGATGAAGGTCATCAGTTTCTCGATGGTCTCGGCGATGTCCTTGCGCACATAGCGGTCGTCGTTGTCGTTCTTACTGCCTATAGGGTCAAGCTTGAAGTGCCTCTTCCCGTCGGTCTCAGGTATGCTGTCGTCCTTCGACAGCTTGTAGACGGCGCCCCCGTTCTCAAGGGTCGACACGAGCTGTCCCGCATAGGGGAAATAGGCTTCAGTGTCAGTGTTCCTCGCATATACGCGTGCATCCTCTATGGTATCGAATACAGACGAGCTGTCGATAGGCCGGTACGTTGTCCTCTTGTATTGCAGCGCGAAGCTGCTTCCGTTTATCTTTACCATGTCAACTCGTTTTGAATGTGAATGTATCGGCATCGTTCGTACCGTCGGTCCGTATCACCCACATGCGGTAATCCGTTGCCTGGCTTCCGTTAGCGCCTTCCACAGGGATGGAAGTGGGGCCGCTGCACACTCCGGTGTCTTCGATAAAATTACCGGGATATGCGGTCAGGGTGAGCTCGCTCACGGTTCCCTCAGGTATGCAGATTACGATTGTCTTCCACCGGCCGACACTGAACTTGTAGCTGCCGGAGCCGGTGTACATCCCGCCGCTGCCGAGTGACCGTACCTGGGCCGATGTGGCAGGCACAGAGTCCACAACCCCGGCAAACCACTTGCGGCGCACGTTTACGCTGATGGTGTCGTTCAATGTCTTTTCCGGCAGCTGCCCGTCTGCAGACGCGCCATAGGTCACCGTAGCCTTGTAGGTCTCCCGCTGGGTATAGACACCCGTCAGACGCCTGACAGCCGTCTGGATGCCGGAATTCTCTTCCGAGAAGCTCAGCTTGTTCTCCTTCTTGTCATCATAGTAGGCTTCCTTCATGGCACCCTGTCCGTTGCGTGTGGCCGTGTAGGTGATATATCCTTTCGGAGTGCCATATTCCACATCATTTGATGTCGATATGCTGCTCCGGAGTTCCGCTCCTACCGGTCTGTAAAGCATATTGCGAAAAATCTTTTCCCATGTCTCTCCGGAAGCAACCACATCTCCCTTCTTTATATATCCTACATCGCTGGAATTGACAAGGATATCCTTCTTCAGTTTGTCAGACACCTCTGTGATGGAAGAAAAGCCACTGCCTCCGGAAGAGGAACTCCCCCCCATTGACACCACATACTGCAACTGCGAGAGGCTTGCTTCCACTGTCCTCTTCCATCCCTTGCCGACCTTGTTGGTGCACTCAATATTGGCGATTCCCAGGTTGTCCAGCTTCCGCACCACCTTCGTCATCCGGGTATCGAAATATCCGGAAGAGAAATACTTGTCACTGAGCAACCGCACACGTTGACCGAGCTGTAATGGTATGTTTTGCTTGTCCACCCATATATAGTCTGTGTCGCCACCATAGATGGATATGTCATCGCTGTATTTCTCCAAGAAACTGTCCACGGCAGCCTTGTAGTCCTGCTCAGCCTGAGCTTCGTATGATTCTGGCATGCGAATATTCCAGGGAATATACGTGTCTCCCGGCTGGGGTACAAGGTTTCCGCCCGGTATCTGAATGTCATCGGAAGGATAGGTGTTGATGATTTCCCATTCCAGCGTATCCGAATTATAGTTGGCCTCGAACCAGTAATTGTTGCTTTCGGAATTTCCCTGCCCGGCAAGGTCACCGGTCTGAAAGGATATACGTTTCACAAGCCCGGCAATCTCGTTCTTGTTCGGGTCAAATAGCATTCCTTCGTCATTAAAATAGTAGACCGTAAACTTCTTGCCGTCCTCATCCGTCTTTTCTTCACTTCGCACAGAGGTGACCGTTCCGGTGTATTTCGGAAAGATTTCCGAAAATGCGGATTCCTCCACATGCTCGAACAGTCCGTAATGCGTGTTCCGGTCCACATATTTCGCTTTGTCCGGCAACTGGAGACGGCTGTAGCCATAGCGGCTGCGGTCTATGTTCTTAGTGCTGCCAAGAGGAATTAAACGTGTAAAGAACTTCACATCATCACTGTTTTCCGACTGTACCAACGAGGTGAGGCCCTGTAAATAGCCCAGTTCTACGAGCTCACCACGTTCACAACGGGTCAGATTGATTTTGAAATCATCCACCCACCATTCGGACTCAAAAGCGTCGGACATCAGCGACAAGGCATCCCAACAAGTGGCATTGTTGTATTCCACTGTCTTGTTCGCGGATTCCAAAACTTCACCAATGCTCCATACCGGTGTAGATGACAATCGGTTCATGTTATCCACCCATTTCTGCAGATGTACCTTCGGACTGTCATTCAGAGAGAACTGCGGTTCATACGCACCGTCCGTCAGATGCAGGTACATCACCTGCTCAGCGTCGTAGATGGGGGCGTAGAACTTCACCGAGTAGTTGTACGTCTGCCTGTTCTTCTGCTTCGGCTTGTACTCCTTCTTTATACTGAACTTCACTCCCTCCAGCAGCACATAGTCCTCCACGTCCAGCATCACGTAGGACGGGTGGGTAAAGGAGACCGACACAGAGCATTCCTTCATCAGTTCCTGGTTCCAGGTGGAGGAGGAGGATGTGGAAACCGTCAGTTTCAACTCTCCGGACCGGTTATAGATTTTGAGTTCCATTCAAACAGCTTTTAATCGTTATTTAAAGAGCTCCGGGTTTCGGTTCCCGAAACTTCATTTTCCATCTCTCTACGACCGTTCCGCCGGCTACATCCGTCACGGTATCGAAGTCGGAAGAAGACTTGTAGTAGAACTTATAGGCGGATGTCTTCCCCTTTACCTGCAGGTTCACCCATCCGGAATACATGACCTTCATCAATGCCGCACGGCGGGTCTCGCATTCCTCCGGAGAAGAGGCGTATACGGCGAAGTACAACGTCACGTCACGGGCCTTGTAGCAGGATGACGGCAATGCCTCCGGCAGTTCCTCGCCGTTGCGTTCCCGGAAATCCACGGCAGTATACTCCTTCATCTCAAGCGGTTTCAGCAACTCGCTGAGATTAAAGTTATCCTCCTCTCTGTCCTCACAGAGGAAAGCGGAGTATTCCGTCCAGGCATCCTTGCCGTTTATCGTCATATATCCTGTCAAATCTTTCATAAGCTTGCTATATCGTTTTCCATCCGTCCCGGTCCTTGCTTGCCAGAAGGTCGAATATGTCTTCCAGTATCTTGCAGTAAGCGGTGTTCTCAGCTATCTGCAGGAATATATCATGGTCGGCGGAACGTCCCTTCGTCAGTTCCTCCAGCAGACGGTGCATGCCACTGGCATGGTCCTGCAGGGAGGTGAACAATCCCTCCAGCTTCGTACCCTGTTCCTGGCTCATGGCGGTAAAGGCACCGCCGCGTCCTAATTGGCTGCCTCCATCTTCGCCCGATGGTTTCCAGTTGAAATCTTCCATCAGCTGCTCACGCTCTTTCAGCATCTCATCGATTATCTTCCGGTAATCCCCGCGCAGCTTCTCCGCCTCCGTGGAAGAAAGTCCGTCCTTGTCGGCCATGTCCGCCCATGAGTCATACAGTTTCTGTATCCGGTCCTTGTATCGCGTGGCTACCAGTGCGGAGAAAATGGCATTCTGCAGGTACTTCTCAAAACTGTCCGCAAAATCCTCCGAAGTGGCATCCATATCGGACAGCATGGAGACGAAGCTGTTGTAGAAGCTGTCAAAGTCCGTCTTCGTCAGTGCCTCCTTGCGGGCTTCCTGCACCTCCTGCCAGGCTTCCTCGCTTTCGATAATCTGGTTCAGGTAGTCCTGTGTGTCCTCGTACAGTTCGCTCCAGAACCCGCTTGCTTCATCACGAAGTCTCACCAACTGCTCATACGAGAGGTCGAAGAGTCCCGTCATGCGACCGTCCCCTATGCCGTATTTATCGAAGTCGCTGCCCAACACCTTCCTGGCTTGTTCCCAGGCGGACCGGGAGATGTCCTTGCGCTGGTCGGTACCGTGCGAGGCACTTGACCCCACACCCAGAAATCCCTTGCTTGCACCCGCATTCAGGTAGGCCTTGCCCATCTCGCGGGCATAGTCCTGCTGTTTCTTCAGCAGCTCGCGGGCACGTTCGTAAGAGTTGTCGGCATTGGCGAAGTCGTCCGCCTCCATGGAAGCTACGAGCTCCTTCTGTTTGGAAATGACCCTGTCGAGTACTTCCATGTAACTCTCGTATTTCTCTTTGGCCTGCCGGTAACGTCTTTCCGATCGTTCGCCTCCCCAGTCGGCACCGAACAGGCTGCCCACGCTCTTGATGGCACCGCCCACGGTGTTCACCACACCGCTTATCATGCCGCCGATATCCATGCTGAGCAGTGATTGAGCAAACTGGCTGATGCCTTCGCTCATGGTGTTGAATCCTTCCACCACACCTTTCACGTTCTCATCCATGTTCACACCGAAGCCTTCCAGCGTGGAGATGATGGTGTCGGCAGCTTGACCGTAAGATAACATCTTACCCGCCACACCCTGCAGCGACTGCACCAAGGCTACCTGCTTCTTCAGACGGTTGTTCTGGGCCTCGGAAAGGTTCTTTTCAGCCTGTTCCTGGATCAACAGTTTGGCTACAAGTTTGCCGGTCTCATCCTTATACATACCCGTAACTACCGCACCTCCTACCATTATGATATTCAAGTCTTTCTGGGCATTCTCCACTGCCGCCTGGGATTCACTGTACTCCGCCAGCGAGCGTTTCAATTCCTGAAAAGGCTTGCGGTCGGCAATCTTCAGGTCTATATCCGTAAGGGCGTTCTGCAGCTCCTTCAGGTCGGAAGGACGCAGCTCTTTGGCGGCGCCATTGATATATTCTTTCAGCTTGTCACGAAGGGCGGAAAGCGCTTCCGTACTCTGTTCGTCCAGATTGCCGAATACGTCAGCCAGGTTGACGGTCTTCTTGAATTCCCCGAAGTCCAGTTCCTTCAAGTCATTGTTCCGTCTCTTTTTCAGTAATTCCTTCTCACCTTCGGTTTCGGCACGGGCCATCCTCAGCGCATAATCCTGTGTAATGGCAAGGCGCTTGTCCTGATAGGTGCCGTACTCCTTGTTATAGTCAATCCATGCCTGGCTGTTCTTTTCGCGCCATTCCTTCTCAATATTGTAGGTATCCTGCAGGTATTGTACCTGCGCAAGGGCGCGTTGTGCCGTCGCGTCGTCCTTCACCTGCTTTTCTTCTTCGGGAGTCACTTTTCTGCCCGCCTTCCTTGATTTCTCCAGTTTGGCAAGGGTATCGCGTTCTTCCTTGGCGATGGCGGCAAGAGTGTCATTATACTCCTTTTCAGCAAGTGCCTTGCGTTTTTCCCGTCCCTCCACCATCACGGCGATGCGGGCGGCCTCCACTTTCTGCTGGGCACGGATACGGGCGTCGACAAGTTCGTTCTGATAGTCGGTAACTGTTTTACCTCCTTTTACCGGTGTCTTTACTTTTATTTTGTCCTTTATATTTGCTGCCTTCAATTCCTTCCGGGCCTCATTTTCCGCTTCAATGCCGAGTCGGAAGAATGCATCGGCAGTCTCGTCGATGGCTTTCTTCTGTTTCTCCAGATGTTCCACTCCGTACCGTTTGAGGTCTTCACCGGTTTCATTTACCAGCCCTCTTGACTGGACGGTATTCAAAGTGCCGGCTGTCCTTTCAAGCGTGCTGACCGGACGTTTCTTCTCTTTTTCTATCTCCAGCTGTAGCCTAAGGGACTCTTCGTATTTCTCGGCAGCCATCTTCTGGGCTGCCGCACCTTTGGCGCGGAGCTGCATGGATTTGATGAAAGCTTCCGTATTGTCGACCAGCAGATTCTCCGCGTCTGCGACGTTGGCAACAGCCACATTCAGTCTGTCGAATTCCTCCTTGTTCTCAGTTATGAATTTCTTTTTTGCGGAAAGGTCATTTCCCAGGGAGGCCCACTTCTCCTGCAAGGTTTTGAGCGATACGAGATTCTTTCCGATACCCGTATCGGATTCCTGCATCGCCTTGTTCAACTCTTCCTGTGCCTCTGCCAGACCAATAACTGACTTTTTCCCGGAAAAGAGTGTAGAGAAGAAATTCCCAATTTCCTTGCCGAATACCACAGTCAGCGTTATTGCCGTTGCCATAGCCGTCTGCCACGAGAACAGGGACTTCAACACCTGCTTCCATACCGGCATCGCCTTCTGGCCCGCCGCCGTCAGCCTCTCGTACTCCTTTCTGGCATTACCCACCGCATCCGTAAACATCGGTATGTTGTTGGATATCGCCAGGAAGAACATCTGCGGTCCCATAGCCAGTGCCGGAAGCTCGCGGGCTATCTGCGCCATGCTCATCCTCACGCTGTTCAGTTTCGGTGCGGGGTCATTACCCATGATGGGCGTCTCGTTCGCCCGTTTTTTTGCCGCCTCGTATTCTTTCAACTGCTCTTTCAATCCGCCGATGGCACCCTTCAGTGCCTGGATATCCGCCAGTTCCCTGTCACCGGCAAGCCCTTGTTTTTGGAGATTCTTATACTCCTTCTCCAAATCCTTCAGCTCCAGTTTCAGATGCCCGATCATCCGCTTGGTGAAAGCCTCCATGTTGGCCACATTGCCCTCCACCGACCGCATGCCCGCCAGCGTCTTGTCATCCAGGAATATTTCAAGTTTAATGGGATTCATCAGCGTTCTCCTCTTCGTCAAGCAATTGTTGTAAATAATCCGCCGGAGATATATTCGGCTGCCCGTTGCGGCTTCTCTTTTCGGCAACCATCTCCTGCGTGGTTTTCCTCCTTCCCGGCACGTGGCGGGGGAAGTCCTGCCACATCAGCATCAGCATCGGGTAGTTCACCCCGCGCATGATATAGTCCACACTCCAACCCGTGTCACGGGCTATCTGTCCCACGAGACCGAACGGGCTATGGGCGGGTTCCATGTACCCCTTTAACTCCCGTTCTATTTTCTTCGGCTCAGATTGGGTGCCGTCAGGCTCATCACCTCGGCCAATCTGATAGTATTCCCGAAAGGGACCGTGCTCATCGTGCTAAGGGCAATCATCCATGCCTCTTCCAGGGCTGCCGGATGCATGCAGCTGCGCAGCATCCATGCCACCGGGCGGTTCAGTAGCCAACCCAACACCCAACCGCGGACAATGGCGTATGCCACCATGCGGCTCACCGTTCCGGTATGCTTCACCATGAACTCCTGCTTCTGCTCGAAAGTATAAGCCTTCAGTTCCTCGTGTGTCGCACCCATCTTCAGGTACATCCGCTGTATGCGGCAGCGGCTTTCCAGGTTCGGCACCCGCATCACCCAGCGGATGTATTTCCCTCCGGGAAGCCGCAGCGGAAGGGAGATGCCGGCATCCGACATGATCCTCTCCGCAAGAGCCTCGATTTCCAGGTTCGGTTTCATAGTCCGTACCTTTTACCCTCCAACAGCCTCGGCGCCCGTATCCGGGTCGACACCCTTGGCGAAGAGCTTCATGCGCTTGCCGTCGGCATCCTTCAGCAGCTCGATGTTCAGGGAAAGTCCCAATACGTTTGATGAGTTGATGCCGTTGGCAAAGTCACTGCCGGTCACCTTCGCGTTGTAGAAGCGCAGGGTCTCGCCACTGTCAGCCACTACATCCATCACGCCCGTAGCTTCCCATTTCTCGGGAGGCTCCCAGTTGTTATTGGCGTCCTTGGTGCCGCCGATAGTGTTCACCAGACTGTCGGCATTCAGCTCTATCAGGGTGCAGGAAAATGCCTTCTTGCCGGGATTGGTGGTAAGTGTCATTACCGGACCATCCTTCACCTGTGCGGCGAAGATGTCCGTGGTACTCGGAGCGCTTCCGGCAGGTTGCAGGCCTTCCTCACTGATAAGGCCTATTTCCTTCTCCTTGAATTTGAGGTGCGCCAGTCCGTAGATTAATCCGTCCATAAATTCTTTTATTTTTTAAGTTCTATTCAATCGCCGTTTAATCAGTATCAGAAGAAGGACGGCAACGGCCAGCCGACCTGTCCATATCTGAAACCACTGCCAGCCGGTGGGTTCCTTTATCACCTCCGGAGGCAGCAGCTCCGCTTCTTCCGAAGTCTCGCTCCTGATCCGGGTCAGTTCTTCCGTCAGCATCATCACCTGCCGCGCCAGGCTGTCGCAGGTGGCGGTCACCTCCAGGCTGTCCTCCGATATGCGGGTGACGTTCACCGTGGCCTGTCCGCTGCGCTTACTGAATCCCGTCCCCACAGGTATCGAATTCAGCAGATTCGTCGGAAACTGCGTCTTCGCCAGGCTGGGCGGAACGGGCTGCTGAAGGAGAGCGAACACGCTTCTGCCTTGCAGGCTGTCGGTAACGAGGCTGTTCCGTGTCAATCGTCCCGGACTTCTGCAGCTCGTGACGGATAGGGCAATCGCCATAATGCTTGCAAGTAGAAGCCTTCTGGATAGTGCGGTTGAGCTCCCGCACCGCCTTGTAAAGTTTGATGTTCTCATTCTGTAAGTCTATTAATGTTCCCGACAGGTTGTCGTACATTTCCTTATAGGCATCGTTCCGCTCCTTGGCAGCGAGCACTTTGTTGTTCTCCCGGCGTCTCAGCCATGCCCAGAGGGAACCGGCAATGCCACTCGGCACAAGCCATTGGAGAATCTGTAGAATCAAGTCTGAATTCATGGCTGAAAATCGTTACGGGTTATCAATCATTAAAGCAGTTCCCAGCCGGCTTCCACGTTCATCATCACTGCCGGTACACCGTTTTCCACTTGTGAGATCGCGGCGGCAAAAGCGCACATCGTTGCCCGGTCGTTTATATCAGGCACGAACGATGTCGGTACCTGCATCTCCCTGCATACCCAGCTGATATAACCCGAAGTGTTGTTCTCCACCGGAGGCGCCCAACGGTTGATGAAGTCCGCTACCGTGCGGCAACCGTTATTACGACGGTAGTTCTGAAGCAACTTGATGAGGGCACGATATCCGTAAGCCATTGTCTTGAACTGGCAGAAAGCCTTGTCCCGGGAGGGCCGGACCTCCCCCTGCCACAACGTACGTGACAGGCGGATGTTCCCGGGGTTGTTGTTACGTAGTCCTCTGCTCATCACTATTCCTCCAATTCACTGTTGGCATCGTCTGCTTTCGGGCTTTCCCCGCCGGCAGCAGCTTGTTCGGCAGCCTCAATCGCTTCGCGTCTGACCTGCGCCCAACGTTTTTCTGCCGGAGCAGTCGCATCCGAAGTCTGGGCAGTGGAGCCGTCCCAGCTGTAGATGGCACCGATGGCTTCCATCTTCTTGGGCATGGTGATTTCGTAGTGGCGGAAGTTTACCAGACTCTCCTGCGTCTGCGGGCTGGTGCGTGCCTCGCTGTAATACATTTTGGTGGTACCTTGCGCACGGAACATACGGTTGACGTAGAACGCCACGGATGCCTGCATGTCGGTATCTGCCGGTTTGGTAGTGTAAGGCACTTTCACGCCTTCTTTGGTGAAGAACGGGCAGTTCACGAACTCGTAGATTTCAAAACCATACATGTTCATCACCTTACCGGTGGTGTAATTGTAGTACTGGTCGCGGAACTTCTGGTCGTCTTCCAGCAAGTCGTTCACGTGGTCGTTGCAGAGCACCAGGCGACGTCCGTCTGTAGGAACCTGCGCCTTGTCGAATTTTGCTTTCAGGGCAATGATATCCTTGCGGGTAATCTTCTTGCGACCGTTTGCGTCAGCCTCTCCCGATGTCTTGACGACGGGAGTCTTGGCCGTGTTGCTGTAAGGAGCCAGCGCATGGATGGCTTTCTTGTACTTCACGGTGGAGATGGCGTTGCCATGACGTTCCACATCCGCGCTGAACTTGTTGAATGAGATGGCATACAGCTGATCATCCGTCACACGGGTGGCTTTCGTCTGGAACTTGTCAAGCCCGATGGGAATATCGCTTTCGCTCAAGTCCTGGATAGGGATGGGATACGTTGTGTTGTTTATCAGCACGTCCGGGTCGCCGCCTACATCTACCAGGTGAATGATTTCATTGTCCACCTTGGCCGAATAATCGGGAATGCCGTTCAGGAAACTCGCCACCAGCCCCGCATTGAGCTGCTTCACCAGCTCGCCTGTCCACACTTCGGTGTATACACCTTCAAAGAGTGCCCCTACGGGCATGAATTTTCCAAGCACCATCGGTACTGCCGCCGTAGCCGCTCCATAAGCAGGGTCAATCCCCACAACCGACGCCAATACTACGCCCATCAGGACGTTGAACAGCGTTCCCACTAAAAATTTCATCATAACACTTTCTGTTTTACAATTGATACTATATTTCTAAAATTTCGGGCAGTCAATGCCGTATTCCGCCTTGTACAGCGCACGGTATTTGTCCGGATCGTTCTCGCGCATCAGCTTCAGCTGCGCTTCCGGTACCTCGCTCAGTTTGCCCCATTGTCCGGTTGCCGCACCACTGCCTACGGTTCCGCCGCCGATGTTCAGCAGTTGCATGGGTTTCGTCACGGGTGCCATGCTCTCCAGTGTCAGTTTCAGGCTTTCACTGCCCATTGTCTTACCCAATTGGATGAAATGCTCCCGCTTGTCGGCATTGAACTTCCCTGCCCTGACGGCATCGTCCACCATTTGTGTCACGCCCGCCAGCTTGATGGTATCCAGTTGGGTGCGCAGTTCCGTGTTGGCGGTCTCGAATCCCTGCAAAATACCTATCCTGGCAAGGATGTCCGCTTCTGTAGCCGTTTCCGGCAGGCCCAGCTTCAGGGCGATAGCTTTAAAATCTACGTTCATAGTCTTTTCTGTTTTTGAATTATTGTCTTGCGGAGCATCTCCGCCGCTTGATTTCAGCAAAGGAAGCGCGGCACTGTCTTCACCTGTGGCGAGTTTCAGTTCCTTGCCCTGATACGACAGCATTACTATATTGTCATCGTTGCCGCCCATGTCAACCATGCTCACTTCCATTAACCTGCACTTCGTGACGGTAGGACGGGTTTGCCCGGGTTTCAGCAGTTCAGGGTCATCACTTGACTCTATAATTTCAAAATAGGGGCTGCACATCTTCAGGGTGCCTTTGTCCCATTGCTGCTTTGCCAACTTGCTTTCATTGCGCACCTCGTCAAAGTAAGGTTCGCCGGTAATCTCGCCACCCTCTATCTTCAGGTCTTTGATGCAGCCGATGATGATGCCCCGCCAATGCATCCACAGCATGACGGGATTCTTCCGGAACTGCTCGACGTCCACCCCGTCAGTCTTCACCCAGGTGCCGAAACAGTTCAATGTCTCGTTTGATATTCTGATTCTTTTGGCCATGATTTGCGTCTCATTTTGGTGCAAACTTACGGCTACGCCCATAACGGCACAAAAAAGTGTGTAACCGTTCCACAGTAATGTGCAGGCCTTCCGTAATTGTCTGCAACCGGTTCACCGTTTTTTCCTTGCCCCGCAGATGCTTCGCAACTTTGCACCGTAACCAACAGAAAAAGGTATGGCAAAAGACATGAGCCAGCAGAAGGCTTTGGCAAAGCATCTATACATGAGCGGCATGCTCGTCATTAAGATTGCCGACTATGTGAAGGTAACCCGGCAGACCGTGGGCAAATGGGTGGAAGAAGGCAGCTGGAAGGAAGAACGCGCCTCGCGCAGCATGGCTAAAGAAGCCATCACCACCGGTGCGCTCAACAAGGTGGGCGAAGTGCTGGAAAACACCGAGGCGAACGAAAAGAACATCGGCCGCCTGACCGACTCCATGCTGAAGGCCGCCCAAAGCATCAAGGCCATTAACAACACCACCACACTGGTGGATATGGTGAATACCCTGCTCCAGTTCGAGAACTGGCTGGTGTCTCACCGTGAAGAGTATCCGGAGATTGACGACAAGCTCATTATTCTTATCAACCAGCTCCATAGCGACTTTATGGGCATCAAATTCAAGAGGAAATGACAGCCGAAGAAAAGAAAGAAGCCCTCAAGCGGTGGGAGGAGCATTGCAACCGCCTGCTACGCATCACCTCGAAGCGCAAGCCCGAGACGGCAGAGGAACGGAAGAAGAACATCGCCCGTGCCCTGAAGGATTACGACTACTTCTGCCAGCGGTACTTGAGCCACTACTGCCAATGTCCCAACGCCAAATTCCACAACGACGCCGCCCGCTACATCGAAAAGCACCGAGAGATGCGTGCCGTCTTCAAATGGCCGCGCGGACATGCCAAGTCGGTACACCTCGATGTGGGCGTACCCCTTTGGCTGAAGTTCAAGAATGAGTTGCATGTCATGGTATTGGTAGGCAAGAGCGAAGACAATGCCGACGCCTTGCTGGGCGACCTTCAGGCGGAACTCCAATTCAACCAGTACATCATCGAGGATTTCGGCGAGCAGTACAATGCCGGATGCTGGCAGGAAGGCGAGTTCGTTACCAAAGACCAGTGTGCCTTCTTCAGCCGCGGCCGCGGGCAGTCGCCCCGTGGACTGCGGTTCCGCGACAAACGCCCGGACTACATCGTGGTGGATGACCTGGACGACGATGAGATGTGCCGCAGCGAAGCCCGTGTACGCGAGATGACCAAATGGATAAAGGAGGCGCTCTTCGGATGTTTCGGCGGCAAGGAAGGCCGCTTCATCATGGTGGGTAACCTTATCAGTAAGAACAGCGTATTGCAACGGATCATCGACAGCGACACCGTTTATACCAGCACCGTCTATGCCATCGGCAAGGACGGGAAACCGGCATGGCCCGAATGCTACACCCTCGAGATGCTGCGCAGCCGCGAACGCTTCATGGGCTACCGCAGTTTCCAGAAGGAATACATGCACAACCCCATCACCGAAGGCGCCGTCTTCCAGGAACGCTGGATACAGTGGAAGCGCATGCTCAAACCGTGCTATTATGAAAGCCTGGTACTCTACATCGACCCTTCATTCAAAGACAGCTCGAAAAACGACTACAAGGCCGCCAAGCTTTGGGGACGTCCGCGTCCCGGGCTGAAGACCGCCAAACCTTCGGAGCTGCACTGCCTCCGTGCCTTCGTGCGCCAGTGCAGCGTAGGCGAAATGGTGCGCTGGGTCTATGACCTGTGGGAGTCACTGCCCGAGGATGCCGCCGTCACCATCTACATGGAAGCCAACTTCATGCAAGATACCATTCTCGACGAGTTCGAGCGGGAAGGCAACCAACGGGGCTATCAGGTGCCCGTCACTGCCGACAAACGCAAGAAGCCCGATAAATTCGCCCGTGTGGAAGCGGTCAGCCCCTTGTGGGAACGCGGCTTTGTCTGGTACAACGAAAAGCTGAAGAATGACAATGACATGAAGACGGGCATCGAACAGACCCTCGCCTTCGAGAAAGGAAGCCGCGCCCACGATGACGGGCCCGATGCCGACGAAGGCGCCATCTACAAACTGCAGAAGCAGGTACGCGAAGAAAGTTTCATCCCGCGTATGGGAGTGCGGCAACTACCCTCCCAAGCCTGGTGAAAGTTGAAAACGGAAAACCCATTAATCGCTCATTATTAATCACTAATCATTATCCCTTATGTTCATCACCGAAGAAGATTACATACAGATAGGAGCCGATGCGCTGAAGATTATGCAGCAAAGCACTCCGGACAACCGCCTGCTGGCGGAAGAGCGTGCCATGAGCCGCATAGCGGGTGCGCTGCGCGGACGGTACGACATAGAAGCGACCTTCGCCCTTGAAGGCAGCCGACGGGATGCCGAACTGGTGGGATGTGCCACCGACATCGCACTCTACCATATATGCTGCTCCCTGCCCCAGAAGATGGGCTACGAGATACGGGAAAAACGTTATGAACAAGCCTTGAAATACCTCAAGGAAGTGCAGGCGGGAAACATTACGCCCGACATCCCCACCGTCACCGGTCCCGGCGGAGAAGAGGACTACCACAACCCCGTGCGTTACGGGTCGGCCGAAAAGAACAATTATATCTGGTAAACCATGAGCAAGAAATACAAGAAACAGAACCCCATGCGAATCGGGCAGGTAAACCTGGGAAACCCTGCGGAACTGAAACGCGTCACCAACCTGTCGGTCAACCTGCAGATGCAGACCGAGTCGCTCACCAAGAAAGACCTGCGCACCTGGCGCAACGCCTGGCAGTATGCCATCAATGTAGAGTACCCTAACCGAGGACCGCTGTACGACGTGTACGGCGATGTGGATGTGGACATGCACCTTACCGGCTGTGTGGGGCAGCGCAAGGGATATGTACTGAACAAGAGTTTCCGCATTGTGGACAAGAAGGGGGCTGAAAACCCTGATTTGACAGCGGTATTCGAATCGCCCTGGTTCAAGACTTTCATGGGCCTGGCACTCGACAGCATCTATTGGGGACACTCGCTAATCCAGTTGGGAGACATCATCACGGTGGACGATGTGCCCGCCTTCAGTGACGTGTGCCTGATACCCCGCCGCCATGTCGTGTCCGAATACGGTGCGCTTATCGTCAACCAGTCCGACACCTGGCAGAGCGGTTACGACTACCGCCACAGCGAGATGGCGGACTGGATTGTCGAAGTGGGCGGTACCCACGACTTGGGTCTGTATCTGAAATGCGCCCAGCACACCATCCCCAAGAAGAATGTGTGTTCCTTCTGGGACATGTTCTCCGAAATATTCGGCATCCCCTTCCGGGTAGGCAAGACCACCAGCCGAGATGCCAAGGAGCAAAGCCGCATCGAGAAGATGCTGGGCTCGATGGGTGCGGCAGGATGGGCGCTCTTTCCCGAAGGTACCGAGATAGAAATCAAGGAATCCACCCGCGGGGATGCCTACAATGTCTTTGACAAACGCATAGACCGCGCCAACTCCGAACTGTCAAAGGGCGTGCTCACCGAAACCATGACTACGGAGAATGGTAGCAGCCTTTCTCAGAGTGAGGTGCACCTGGAGGTGCTGAAGAACCTTGTCAGCAAGGATGCCGACAACCTGCGGGACACCATCAACTTCCAGCTCATCCCCAAAATGATAAAGCACGGTTTTCCCTTGCAGGGATACCGTTTCGACTGGTACGAGGGCATAGACTTCACGCCGGAGCAGCAGGTTGACTACGAACGCCTGCTGCTGGAGAACTACGAGATAGACCCTAAATATTTCATCGACAAGTACAACGTTCCCATCATCGGGAAAAGGGAAACCGCACCGGTCGTCGTGCCGGCAGGCAAGACAAACGGAAAGGATGCCGAAAAACAGAAGCTCTGTTTTTTCGACTGAGCCCTTCTGACTACGAAGGGCTGCACAGACGCGCCTTGCTGACATATTACGGAAATACGCTGCCGTTGGCAGACAGCAGGGAAGATGAGGAAGAGGAAATCGACACCGCTGCCGTGGAAGCCTCCTTTGTCCTGCTGATGCGCTGGCTCCACCGGCAACCGGAATTCACACCGGAGATGTTGGCAGACAAAGATGTGCAAAAGTTCATACGTAGCCATGCCGGTGTATTGGACCGTGCCGTGGACTTTTCGATTCATCAACGTCCCATAGACGATATCAGCGTGCGGCGGCTGAAGGAAAGCAACTACGTATTCTCCGGCTTCAAGACCTTCCACGAACTGAACGAGGCGTTCCCCTCGCTGATCGATGCGGACGGGAACCGCAAACCCTTTGAACGCTTTTTAAACGACGTTCAAAAGGTGAACGAGACCTACAACCGCTGGTACTTGAAGACTGAATATAATTTCGCCCTGTCGTCGGCTGCCATGGCAGCCCGGTGGAAGCAATGGTGGGACGATGAGGACCGGGACCGCTACCTGCTGCAATACCGCACCGTAGGCGACAAACGGGTACGCGAGGCGCATCGGGCACTGCATAATGTCACGTTGCCCATTACTTCCAATTTTTGGGATGAATATTTTCCTCCCAACGGATGGAACTGCCGCTGCACCGTGATGCGTGTGCGCCGAGGCAAATATCTGGAAAGTGACGAGCATCAAGCCATGCTGGCAGGCAGCCAGGCAACGGCGGGAAAACACCAGGAGATGATGCGATTCAATCCGGGCAAGCAGATGGCATGCTTCCCGTTCTATAATCCCTATACCATCAGCAGGTGCAAGGACTGCCCCGACAGACCGGGCACGCTCAAACTGGCCAAAATGCCCGATAATGAATTGTGCGCAGCCTGCAAGGTGATACGGGAAATGACCAGGCGAAAAGATGAACTAAAGAAACTTCGGACTGAGATAAGGGAAAAAGCACAGTTCCTGAAAGACAAAGTTTTGAAGAACGAGCAGTTCGGAAAGGACATCCGTGTCAGTGGTACCAATATAAAAGAATGGCTCAACCAGCCTCACAAATGGATTGTGGAGAAAAACAGGATGCTGCTGGACATAGAAAATGTCATCGCCGAAGCTCCTTATTTGGGCAATGGACCAGACAAACACGACCCGGACATCACGATGCATCTGTTTGAAACAACTTTGCATAATGAAAAAAGCTGGATTATCGTGAGGGAATTGATAGACGGTTCGGTAAAACTGCACAGCATTTCGGATAGTGAAGATATACTGCAATACATTACAAAAAGAAGAGAGTAATTTGAAAATAGCATCCTTGGAACTGCAATCCGAGGCCACATTTTTAAATTACTCCCTTCAGTGCCACAAAGATACAGTTAATTCTTTAATAAACAAACATTATGCCCCAAAATTCAGACATAACCAAGGAGCTAGAACGGAAGGTGAAGCACTTCATCAGCCTTACGCTGAAGGATATCGGAACGGAAATAGGCGAAGAGTTCGACCGCAACTTTGAGCGCGAGGCCTTCTTCAACGAGCGTTGGGCACGAAGGAAATACAATGACGACGAAAGCCGGGGATTACTGATACGCACCGGAGCTTTGCGCAGAAGTATCAAAACGGAGACTACCGCCCACAGTGTGGTATTCAGCAGCGACCTGCCGTATGCCGCCATCCACAACGAGGGCGGTGCCATTACCGTTACCAAACGGATGAAGGGGCACTTCTGGTATTTGTATAGGCAACTGACGGATAATTATCGGCGTAAACCCACGGAAGAGGCGCTTTTCTGCAAACGCATGGCATTGAAGCGGGCAGGAAGCAAGATAGTCATACCACGCCGACGGTTCATCGGCATGCATCCGGAGGTGGAGCGCATCATCCGGGAAATAGCGGAAGAAAATAGCAACAAAATATTTCAGACATGAGAAGATTCCTTTACCTCAGCCTCATAGAACGGCTGAAACGACTCACAGACCGGGACGGCCGGCCCGTCATCAGAACGTTCGACCTATGGAACGAACAGATTTCATTCCTGGAGCAGGAAGATCCTTTCGACGTCCCTGCCGTCTTCATTGAGTTCCGACCCGTAAAATGGGCGGGAGGCGGGACACAGACGGCAGACGTGACCCTACGTCTTCATATCGTCACACCCTGGAAAGGAAGCGCCCGCGAAGGTAGCGGCTTCCAACGGCAGACACTGGAACGTTTCGACCTGCTGGACCGCATGGACCGGCATCTTTTCAACCTCTCCGGAGACGACGGCAGCACGTCCTTCAGTCTGTTCCGGCGTACCGGAAGCAGTACGAACCACAACCATGAGGAACTTGTGGAGGATGTCACAGACTTTACATGCAAAGTAATGGACAGAGGATAAACGGATATTCAAAAAAGTGACAGCTGCGAACGCATCTCTTCCTGGCGGCGTATGACCTTGGGGTCGGCACTGGCGTTGATGATGTTGTAGAAGGTCTTCTCGCAGATGTGGTACTTGGGCCAGATGTAGCGGCGCAGGATCTCGCGGTTGGAAAGGCCGCTGCGGGAATGTTCATCGTAGATGCGCACAATGTCCTCCACCCTGAATGCGTAGCTGCATCCTACAATCTTTGACCGGTTTTTCTTCATATGACCCCTGAAAACTTAGAATTGATTACCCTGAACTGCCTGATTACCTGCTACAAAAATAATTATAAACGCACATTTATGCAACTAATACGCCCGGAAAGCGCATACCACAACACGGAATAGCCCGTTTCGCCCATCTTTGCCGCGTCTTTTTCGCGAACAGACGCAACAAACGGAATGAAGCCGCCTCTCCGCGCAGCTTTCATTCTTTCATTATTAATTCTTTAATTCACGAAGTATGGTAAACTATTCCCTTGCTCTGATGAGCACAAAACCGGGCGATGAAACCGCCCCCAAGAAATATTACGCCAAGGCGCAGGCCAGCGGCGAAGTGACCATGGACGAAATGGCCGAAGACATCTCCTACGCCACCTCCCTGACGGACGGTGACGTGCTGAACGCCATCCGCGCCCTCATCAAGCAGGTGAACCGGCACCTGTCGGCAGGCAAGATTGTACGCCTGGAGAACTTCGGCTCCTTCCAGCTGCAGCTGTGCAGCACCGGCGCCGAAACCGAGAAGAAGTTCACCAGCGCCAACATCACCGAAGCCACCGTCCAGTTCCGCCCCGGCAAGCCCGTGAAGGCTGCCACCCGTGCGGGCAACGGCGGGCTTACCTTCAAGCGCGTGGCCAAGAAGGGCGAAGCACCCCTGCCCGATGACGACAACACCGGAGGAGGAAACACCGGGGGAGGCAACGACGGCGACCAGGGGGAGAACCCGCTGGGCTAAGGAACCACCCCGTAGTAGTTCACAGACTACCCCGTAGTAAATGACCAACTACCCGTAAGTAGCCGACCGGTTACCTACGGGTAGTTTTTTATGCCGCCGCAGGGTGGCTTTAAATAGTAAATGGTAAATCGTTAAATCGTAAATAAAATGTTGAACGCAATCTACATGAGTGACCTGGCACAAGCCTACTTCCCCCGCTCCACTCCCCGCAGCGCATCAGCGCAACTGCACCGCTGGATAAAACTGAATCCGGAGCTGCAAACCCGGCTGGAGAAACTGCATTACCAACCCCGACAACGGGCATTGACGCCGCTGCAACATGAGGCGATAGTGGAGCTGCTGGGAGAGCCGGGAGAATGAGGCTCTTGGACAGAAGAACAAAAAGAAAGCCGCTGACGGAAGGACCGCAGCGGCTTTCTTTAAATTATCATGTCAGCATGTTTTCACCCTACCATCATATTCTATTTTCCCATCCAATACATCGTTTACAAATACCCTTATTGTATCTGCTTGTAATTCACCAGCTTCATCAATATAAACAAGTCCCAGGTTGTTCTCTTGAAACAATTGATAGAGCACATCCTTAATTTCTTTCACACTATGACCATTCTTGACTTTCTTCATATCCTCCCTAATTTTTAGTTGAACATACTTTTACTGCCACAAATATACAATTTTTATCAAGTTATTAGTCATTATATTTTTGAGTAATCATAATTTCAATCCGTCAGCGGTTGGTTCTATCACTGCGCCCGTTGAAGGATCTTTGCTTGATGGGTAAGGATTAGCAGTGCCCAAACGTTTCAAATCCATGCCGAGCCACATAACAGCTTCTTGCAGTTTCGTAATGGTAAGACTACGTTCTCTACTTACCGGAAGATTTTTTACTTCTTGAATCTTAGCATCAATTTCTTGGCGCAATCTTTTGTTTTCTACAACTTCTTGTTCAAATGTCATAATATATAATGATTTTACAAAGCCCGTCCAAGGCTTATATTCTTATTTTAAGGCATGAAAAATGTTAATAATGCACTTTTTGTGTCAGATTGGCAGTAATTTTTTTATTAGCATACTTCTTGTTTTATGCTTATAAGCAATATTGCTATAATTTAATAATTTAATAATTTAATATTATGTATTCTTACACAATTTCGTTTACAGCAGGAGGTAGAAGCTATTCGTTTACTACCAATATTAGTTATCCTCATAGTTTCCATGATAAAGGATTAGTTAAAACAGCCGTAATGTCAGCTATTGGATCATATAAAAGAGCAAATGGTATTGAGGCTACAACGGTAGAAAGTTCTGTAAGTTACTAACTGTAATTTATTAAGGAGCTAATATTAAATTAGCTCCTTAATATTTAGTTATACGCTATTTGTATTTTTCCCTATTAATTCGCTCTACAAATTCATCTGGTGATATTTCCTGTGCTCCAAGACTTTTCAGAAGGTTTCCACCATCTTTTTTACCTTGAAGATATACTCCATGAGAGTAGTTCTCTAAAGCTGTCATCAAAGAATCTAAATTAATAGCAATATCCTCTCTGATAATAAAAGCACCTTCCCCCCACATGGTTTCACCTTTATAAGAATAGCTATACTCACGCTGAATTCTAAAGGCGTTATTGTAATAATTACCATGACACACTTTAGGAGTTGCAGTTGACCGTTTATCAGCTTCAGGAGTGTCCAGAGAAATAAATAGTTGTTTTAATGCACCGATGAGATTATTATAGTTGTCGTCAGCAGTATATCTTATCTCGTGCGCAATAACATCAAATTCCACATAAGTATCTTTATTTCCGGCATTCCGTTCGAGAATTTTCCGATATTTGTTCAAATCATCCATGCACTGATAGCATATACTATCTTTCGTGGGTCTTCGGCTTTCCTTACCTGTCTTTCCGCAACCGGAACAGGGAATATCGCCTAAATACATTCTGCTCATATCTATTTAGTTAAGAGTTAAACAACTTATAAAAATACACCAATACCGCTATGCATATTATTGTAGCGCATACAATGCCAGTGCATTGTACGGGTGTGGATAACTGAGTAAATTGTTCTATAATATCTTGTTCCATGATATCTTTCCTTTTTAATCCACTTGATACAGCCTGCACCCCGTCTTCTCCTTTGCCCTGTACAGAAAACTTGCCGCCTCGTCGCTGTCCACCACCAGACGGATGGCGGTGAGTCCTTCCGTCTTGGGCTTCTGCAGGAGCAGGGAGCACGGCTGTTCGTAATAGTTCCAGTAGAAGATGAAATCCGCTACGCGGAAATTGTCTATCTGGACGATGTATTTCACGGGAATACACTGCATGGTCTGTATCAGAATTTAAACATTGTTTGAATTCTCTTTGAAGCAGGCCTTCACTTCCCCGTCCGGCACCCATTCCACCGTAACGATACCCTTCACCTTCCCGGTACCGCCACATTTCGGGCAAGGCATCTTCACACGTTCGTTGATGACTTCCGGATTCCAGAACCAGCCGTTGCCCTGGCAATAACCGCAAGAATAACCCGGGAACTCGCCCACGGTTTCCCGTCCCGTTCCGAAGAGGGGTGCAGTTATCAGCACCCCGTTCTGTTTCACGCTCATGCTTCCCTTTCTTTATAGGTCCAACCGTTCAGTCTGTACACCTCCCGCCGCGCCTCTTCCCTGGTCAGACATTCCCCCACCTTTGTCCCGTGTGTCGATATCTTCGGAGGGAAACTGTCACCCTGGCGGTAAGTGACATCGAGATACACCGCCCAGCATCTGCCGCACGGACGGTATCGGTACCAGCGGTGTATCTCTTTCATGTCACTGCGGAGCTGCATCGTTCTCTTTCTTGGGTTCCACATAGAACGTCTCGTCCTGCACCACCTGCACGCCTATCTTGGGGAAGTACTCCGCCACTTCGGGCAGTTCGCGGTCGGCCAGCAGCTTGTCCTTCGCCAGTTCCTCCGATGTGCGGATGTACGAGGGGAGAAGCTCCTTGCAGAGGTTGGTCACCGCCGCCCAGGTGAAGCCCTTCAGGTTCTTCAGCTTCGGTGTGCCGGTGCGGAAACCGAACACGCCGTGGGCTGATTCCACACTCTTCTTCCTGGCGAACAGTTCTTCCTTGTTCTCCACGGCATACGCCTGCATGATTTCAAAGGCTCCGTCCTTCACGTCGGAGAGTTCGGCCAGCCGTCCGGCATACTTTTCGCGGACACGGGTCATCTCGATGTCCATCTTGGAGGTCAGGTTCTGTACTTGGGCATCGGCTGCCGCAAAGTCGGCGAACGCCTGCTCGGCCTGCTCGCGGCTGACGCCGCTGACTAATGTTTTCTTGGTTCTTGCCATAATCCTTATCGTTTTATAGGGTTAATAATTTATCTTGTTCTTGTACTGCTGGTATATACGCCGCCCTTCGATGTACTCCTTGGTCTTTGTGGGCGCCTCGAGCTCCACCAGTTCCCGGTCGATGCGGTCGTAGCGGACGAGTTCGGCACGGTAGTCATCAAGCAGGCGGTCGTACTCTATCGGTTTCAGGGCGGAAGTGCCCGCCATCAAGCGGTCCTGCAGGTCGCAGATGCGGTCGGCGCTGGCCTCGAGCTGTACGGCAAGCAGGCTGTGGCGTTCCCTGCGGTCGGAGGTGTAGTTTCGGGGCATGTAGCCGGTGCTGCGGTCTTTCATACTTATTTCCTCCTATCTTTTATATTGATGAAGTTCTGCACAACGGAACTGGCCGCAAGCTCACTTTTGCTGTAATAGACCAGCCCCGCCTTGCGATAACCGGTGATAAAGCCTTTACGTTGCCAGGCATTCAGCGTTTCACGACTGCATCCCACAAGTTCCGTCGCTTCCTTCTGGCCGATGAAGTCGGCACGGTTGGTGTCCGGCAGCTTCTGATATTCGGCACGCTGACGGCGTTCTTTCAGCAAGTCCTCCACGAAGCCTTCCAGTTGCCTGACCTTGCGTTTTAGGGCCTCGAATTCCTGCACGCTGACTGTCTGTTTCTCTCTCTTCCGCTTCGGCTCATCCATCGTTCCCAGTGCTCCTGCCGCCGCGAAGTCCGCCGCCGTCATGCTCTGCACGTCCGGTATCAGCTCCTCCAGCCCGATGTGCCCGGCGGCAAACCGGGCGGCGTCGCGGGCGGCAAAGAATGCGGCTTCATCCTTGGCTCCTTCGGGAACAGAAGTCACATAAGTGGCGAATACCCACGCCTCGTTTCTGCCTTCCTCCAGCGTAGCTGCCTGAAGCATGCTGATGCGGTCGCCTTTGTGACGGAGTATCGCCACTGCCTGCCTGATTTCCTGTTTCGTTCTCATATCGCTTTTCATTCTTTAATTATTCATTCTTTAATTTGCCTTGCCATTCTCCTTCCGTGCTATCGCCTCCAGTTGCTTCTTCACCTCCCGGAGTTCTCCCACATTCATCTGCCGGATGTTCTTACGGAACCGGCTGCGGCTGCGTGCCCATACGTCTATCTTCGCCTTGTTCATCTGCCGGTCTTCCTCGGTGTCGGAGGGAAAATCCTTGTTCAGGAACGATATCTGCGAAGCCAGATAGTAGATGGAACGGCATAATGTCCGTGCCTCTGCCAGCATCATCTTGCGCACCTGCTCATCATCCTGGTTCAAGCGGGAAAGCAGCAGCCGGGCCTCGGTCATGGTGAGATACTTGCTGCTTGCCGTCCTGCCGGAAGTGAAGGAGGCGATGCACTCGTGACGCGCGTCGTCGTCCATGCCCAGCTTGTGGAAGGTGACGTGCAGGGCCTTGAGCTGCGCGGGGGTGACGGGTTTGTTGTCGGTTGTTCTCATAAATCATAAATTTGAAATTATAAATCCCTTACATCCTCTCCGTAATATGCTGCTGCCTCTTCCGGCCACACATCGAAGTGACCCACCGGACCGATAAACCGTCCTTTGCTGAAAGCCCGCTTCCCTTCCACGTATATTTTCAGCGCGGCATCAAATGCCACCTTCTTTGCGACACGTCCGTCCGGATTCGTACCGCTGGCGTGGCTGATGAAAATAATCAGCTTATTACGGTACGCCTCCTTGATCTTGATGAACTGGGCATAGGTCAGTTGGGTATATTGAAGGCTGTCTATTACCACGAAGTCGGGAGACTTCTGACGCTTCATTCTCAGGCACAACTGGTCTATCGGTTCAACATCGAGCAGCAGGAACTTTCCGTTCACCTCCTGCATGTTGAAGCGCTTCAGGGAATTCTGCATCGTGAGGCAAGCACCTTCTTCCAGACTGTCGTATGCCACGCGGCCATACTTGCACAGTTCCTTGCACAACTGCATCACGAAAGAGGTCTTTCCGCTGCCGGTATTCCCCCAGATTATCCATATCCCCCGACGTTCGGGCGTGCCAAAGGCATCGTACCATGCGCCGCTGAAAGGGAAAGTGTCGAATTTCATGCTCAACACCTCACGCACCCCTTTGGCGTTGCGGGCAAAGGTTTTGGCATCATTCACCACCTCACTCATGCCTGCCCTCCTTTCATTCGTCTGGCTTCCTGAATGCGCTTGCAGGCATGTACTACGCGGCGTACCCTACGAAGATCGTACTCACCCTGTGCCGCCTCTTTCTGCACGCATTTGATGTCTGCGGGGTTTGTCAGTCCGTTAGCCATGCAGATGGCGTACACATCCTGCTCCGTAGCTACATTGATATCGTAGAACTTGCGACCGATGCGGCTGTTGATCTCTTTGTAGCCTTTTTTATTGTAGCGCAGCCCGTTCTCTACCCGGCGCTTGATGTAGTCGGTAGAAAGGAAAATGATGCCGCTTTTGTTTTCCAGCCGGTTATAGATGGATATGAAGTAGCTGAACACACTGTCCGTCAGTTTATCGCCCTCGTCGAAGATGATAAGCGGGTTATTAAGAAAGGCAATCATGCTAATGGCATATTCCAGCATATCGCGCAAGTTGGTGCCGTCGGTAGGTGCACCCACCTGCTTGGCTATCTCGCGCACGAAGTCGCTCTTCTTCATGTCTTCACTGCAAAGGATGTAGAATACGTTCTTATGCGTGCGGCGGTACTCGATGGCGGCAGTGGTCTTTCCACAACCTGCATCGCCCACCACCCAAGTGGTGAGTTTATTGTTCTGCGCGTCGGTCATGGCAAAGGTCATGCGGCTGAAGGCTTCGCTCTCGGTCAGCGTCCAGCTCTCCATGCTATAGCCTATCTGCGAGGCGATGCGGCTGAACATGTCGTCGCTGATATTGGCGTACTTTGAGTTGCAGATTTGAGATACGGTACCGGCACTTACACCGTTCAGGCTCTCGCTGGCACGGTTCTGCGACGGGTAGTTGCCGCAATACTCTATCAGAGCGTCGCGGATGGCGTCTTTGTTTTTAACGGTTAATTCTTTCATCGTTTGAATGGTATTTTATTGATTGTTGAACACTGTTTAATTCTGATTCAGATAGCTTCCGTACAAGTCCACATCCGTAATGCCGGACACTTGCTTGGTGTATTCGCCGGGAGTGGCGATGCCCACTTCTTCGGGTTCTTCTTCCTCAAGTTGGTTGTTGGGCAAGTAATTGCCCGGTCCCATACCATCGGGATATTCTACCGGAGCAGTGAGTGTTTCTTCTTCGTATTCGTCACGGTAAGCCTCCATTTTCTTTTCGGACACACCTACAGGGCGGGGGGTGCGTAGTTTGATATAGGCTTCGCCCTGGCAGTCATCGAGCAACAGTTCTTCGCAGGCGATGTAGTGTCCTGCCAGTGCACGCTTGTTGGCATGTATCTGGGCGAAGAGTCGTTCGCTCTCTTCTTCTGTACGCTCGGCGGTGGCACGATGAATGCGTACTTTAGGCGTGGCGGTGGCGGCGTATTTCAGCCCGTCTTTGGCATCCACTTCCCACAGCTCGATGGCGTTCATATCCTGCGGGTCGTAGCGGTAGTGGAAACTGACGCCTACATGCCGCATGTGGAAGTTCATGTCCACCAGCCCGTCTTCGCCATACACCATGTAGCGGTACTCCCGTTTGTTGAGTTCGAAGATAAAACCATGTTTGTTGTACTTCACGCTGTCTTTGGAGAAGAGCTTGAAGAGTTCCTGCACCTCATAGTCGTCCAGTGGCTCGGCATTGGGGCTGTTGAGGGTGGTGTACATCTCCATGCGGGTCATTCCGGTTTCGGAAGTGGGATGCTCCATGCGGTTCCACTCTTCGCGGCACGCCAGGTATTGCTCTTTCACTTCCTCCAGTGTGGGGAGTTGGGAGATATTCTTCATGATCAGCTCTATATTGGCGTGGCTGTTCTCCTTCTTGGCAGTGATATTCTGCCCGGTGAAGTTGTACAGTCTGTGCAATACCTGCATCTGGAAACGTCCGAAGGCACTCTCTATGCTCTTGGACTGTCCGTTGTGGGGCATCGTGGTCTTGTGCAGGTGGCAGATGGATTTGAAGAAGGCTTTAGCCTCGGGCCTCTTGTGTCCGCCCTGGTTGTCGGTCACAATCTCGTAGGGTTTCACCTTCCAGGTCTCCAAGGCCATACGGTAGGCATCGTACTGGGTGGCGAAGTTCTCGGCACCGAAGCTGTAGCCCAGGAACATTTCCGTACAGGCATCCATCACCTCGTACACGTCGATGGTGCGTGCCACCATACGCTTGTTCTTGGCATCGTATGCCTTGTAGTAGAGGTTGAGCTTCGTACCGTCACCATACCACAAGGTATTGGGCATCTTGGGCAGCTTGGTATCGAACTGTGGCATGAATTCGTTCTTGAAGGCAATCTCGCCATGAACGGCACCATACCACCACAGTTTGACGGCTGTCTTATAGAGGTAGTTGATAACGGTCTGGGGAGATTCGATGGTCTTCCAGCCTTTCTCTTCGGCTTGGCGGTTGTATTCCTTGAATATCTGCATGTCGGTATAGACGGGGAATACGCTGCGTTTCAGCTTGATGAGCAGACGACCTTCTTTAGGCCCTATCTTGCGGGCTGCCTGGTTGCCGGAATTACCGTTTACAAGCACTTGGTAGCCCTCTTCTTTATAGGCTTTGTACTTCTCCAGCAGGCGAGGTCTGCTTTGGGGTAGTGAGTGCTCATGGCATTCGCGAAGCTTCTCGCAAAGCTCTACAACCGTGTCGCGTACCCACTTTTTATGATTGAAACCATTGGCATTGTGCCGGGCTGTCATGCTCTTTTCCTGTGCTACCATGGCATTGAGCACCTTGGCGTTCAATACATATTCCACCTGCTTGTCGTAGCTGATGGCAGGGGTATAGGTGCGGAAGAATTCTACCGCTTTGCTGTCGCTTTTCAATCGTTCGTCCATCGGGGGGAGTTGTTGTTTTTTGAGTTGTTCTTTGGCATCAGGTAATTTTTCTTCTACTATAGAGCGAAGTGCATCAGACAGGCTTTCGTATGCCACGAACACCTTGCGTCCGTTACCGCCTTTCTGCAGAACCCGGAACTTGTGTTCACGGACATGCTTGTCAAAATTGGACTTGCTCATGATACCGCTTCCTACCAAATCTTCGAAGGTTACACAAAGTGTCTTTCCAAACATTTCCATAATCAGAAACTTTTCTTGTTTAACTTGCGCCAGGCTCCGGCATCGAACCGGAGCGAAAGCCGCCCCATCATATAAGGTTCTTTTCCTGCTCTTTATCCGGCGTGTACATCGAAATAGCCACGATGACTGATAATACGATGATTACAAACGCATTCCGGCTGTCCGCATCCGTTGCGTCCACATTGGTTCCAAGCCACATGCCATAGGTCATGCCCACGGCCACGGCAATCTTCTGAATCGTTCTCCAGGTTTTCATATCTTGTAAAGTTTAAAAGTTCTGTTCAATGAAATCATCCAAATCGTAAAACACGGTAATACCATCGGGTAACATGAGCGGTTCCACCGGATCATCCGCACCGGAGTATTCCACATCGAAACACACATGGTCATCCTCCGAATACAGCATGGCGCTGTGCTTCGCCATCAGTTCCCGCAAATCCTGCAGAAACGCCACTTCTTTTTCTGTCAATTTTCTATCCATATCTTTTTTTCTTTAATTTCAGTTGAAAAATCTATCCCTATTCATCCCGAACCGGAACAGTTTCGCTACATTTGTAGCATCATCTAACTAAAAGTATATTGTCATGAATAATAATGTCAAGGATGCCCTTCGTAACTACAAGAGATATAAAACCAGAGCGCATATTTTAGACGTGATAGCCATGTTCCCGGGAAAAGATCCCTATTTTTATTGGGATGTCGCAGGGCAATCTACCGACAGAACTTTGTATCGCAAGACCAATATTGTTGAGTTTAATTTAGACTTTCAATATTTGGTTACCGTTGGTTACATTCAACACGACAAGGACAACAATGTGATGTCTCTTACTGACATTGGCATACAAGCCTTACGGGATTGCACTTTGCCCAATTTAGCCTTGGCCGCATACAACAATTATTTGAACCTAAAACTTCAACGTTTGACCGTTATTATTTCAATGATATCGTTAGTGATAAGCATGATATCACTAACGATAGGATGCTTAAAGCCAAGGGAAACCAACCAGAATCGACCATGTCAAGCAGCCGAAAAACAAACATTTGTAATCGGGAAGGATACTTTCCATGTTTCGCCTTATAAAACTCCTCAAATAGAGTCCGAGTAGAGTTTCTATCCATACCATTTATAAAGTTATCGTTTCGTCTTATTTATCACTGCCTCGCTATCCACCTTTAGTGGAGTGACAATCACCGCATAAGCTACAGAATAGCCTCTCACAATATTTTTCTCTCTTTGCTCTGCAACGTATGCACTGGCGTCACGCCACGCATCTTCTTTCGTATCTCTTACGAAAATCACAGGATCTTCTTGGGTCAGTGTCAGTTTTTTCATTCTCTATATTTTAAAGGGTTATTTATCTATTACTTCCATATTCACCGGTTTCCCGTATATCTCCTTATAAGTCTGTATCACCTTGTCACTTTGTGGACCTCTCAGTCCGCGGACAATAGCGTTATACACCGTTTTCTCGCTTACTCCGGCTGCTTTTGCCACAACCTTTTTAAAACCTACCGGCGGTTTCAATGGCAATTCGTACTCTTTGATTATTACTGTCTTCATATATCATTATTTGATTTTCTTTTGTACATTTGTAGCGTTACCTCTTTTGGTAACGGCAGCAAAGTAAACCATTTTGGTTTATATATGCAAGAAAATATAAATCTTTTTGCGTTATAAATGGAAAATATAGCCTCATTGAAAGAGAAATGGTTCAAGAAAGAAGTTGAACGATTAGCTAATGAAGGGGTGTCTAAAGCTGATATAGCAAGAGCTTTAGACATTAAGCCACAGTATCTTAACTCCGTATTAAATGGAAGTAGGGGGCTTGCAGATACCTTCCTTGATAAATTTATCGAGGCATACAATATAAATCAATTTGATTTATTGCCACACGACGGAGACTCCACCATCTCTACTGTATCATTGCGTTTCATGGAGAAGCTTGATGAGAAAGATGCCAAAATCGACCACCTCCAGTCCGAACTCCGTGCGATGACCGAGGAACTCGCCACCCTCAAAGCCAAATACCCCGAATCCTCCACCTCTCATCCTGAGGGTTTAGGTCCTGCGAAGACTGCTTCTACAAAGAAACATTCTCCGCAGCCCGATGCCGACAATGCAACATCTGCCAATGCCCAATAACAGAGTATTCAAGCAGTAATTAATAACCAATTAAATTAAAATCATAGTAATAAACATACTAAATCTGTCATTTAACACGTTTACAAAAGCTCTTGAGATTAGCTATTTTGACTTTTTTGATTAACTTTGCAACATGTAAATTATACTTATTATGACACGAATACCACCGAAAAAGCTCACTCTCCGAGCATTTAAGATAGAAAACCCCAGCCTAACCGAACCTCATTCGGGCATATTGGGATTGTTGCAGCAGGTACTGACACCAGAATCGATTGTTGCTCAACGTCGTATGCCCCTTAATGCCGAAGACCCCGACAGGGATTTGTTGGCAAACTTTACATGGTCAACTAATAACTCCTATATGTTTGGTATGATGTTGCGTATTATCCCAGCTGATAATGGCGGTGTAATAAGTGAGGAGTTGTTTAATCAGCCAACAATCACAATGGCACAGGTTAATGCTGGTCATCCCGATCAAAGTCAGTACAAAGGTCATTTTTATTTTGCCCTCAATAACAATTACCTTGTGACCAGTTTGGCTGGTAATATCAATATCGATCGTTTACAAACGTATATAAATTGGCTGCTTGAAGGTGTAAGGGGAGAGAGATTGTTTCAGTTTACGGAGTTAACCAAATTGCCAGATGGTGTACAGCTTTCTCAAATTAAAGACATTCAATTTGTTGGTGGTGGAAATGTCGTATCAGCAACTCCTTCAGAAAATGAACCGACTACATTTTCTGCAAAGTTAGGTAATTTGACTGATGATTTACTGGGACAACTTATTGGCGACACTTCCAGTCTAGCAGAAATTCAGTCTAACCAGCTTATTGAAGCACGATTATTCCTTAAACTCAAAAGCAAACCGAAAGAAATGGCGCAAGAGACTTTCCAACGTGTGATGGGAGCCATTGCTACTAATATTACAAACGATAGTGGGCTAGTGATACGCACAAAAGATGGAAACAAATTTACCGGTGCAGCTGTTAAAGTTAAAAAGCCTGTTTCCGTTGAATGTGTGGAGACAAACCGCATTGTAGAAGAGCAATTAAAACAAGAAATGGAATTATTTTTGAGTGAAGTAAGAACGCAATTAAATGACTAAGTTGATACTCCGCATAATTGTTGCGGTGGCTATTGCAATAGTGCTAGCCATTGCAGATGTAAGCGGCAATGCAGTAGTACTGCAAACGCTGTTTACGGTGTTGGGTATTGTTTTTTCTATCTCAATGAGTCTATTGGTATCATTTAGTCTCTCCAAGGTACTTAATAAAAAAATGCGCACGGCTCTTCGCTCTTCTATTGCCCATGTGCGAAATATGCTACTCCTTGATTTTGGAGTGGCTACGTTTGCTTTAGTTGTGGCACTTATATGGAACGTGGAGCATTTGCGCTATATCTTTTGGGATTGGGTAGTTATTGATATAATGCTCATAGCTGTAGCATTGGTAGGCCTTTCCCTTATTTACGAGATTTATAATTTCCGTAAACTACATAAGCTTCATACCGACATAGAAGATGCGATCATTGCAGAGGAAATCAGTAAAGCTAACCGGCAATAATCTCTGGTCTTGAAGCAAAATACTTAAATAACTCCTAACATAATACTTTGTTTTTAATAAATGCTCCCGGCACCATCACCGGGAGCATCATCCATCAACAATCAATCAATTACCTTAAATCTCCGTGCGCTTTATCCCCTCAGCCGGAGTGCTGATTAGCGGGAGCGTTCGTCTAACACCTTCAAACAAATATTGGGGCAGCAACAAGACTCGAACTTGTGACAAAAGACCTGCGACACGTATCATCACGTATGCACACCTTCGCTCTACCAACTGAGCTATACTGCCAGATATTCGTACCGCACGCACGTTTATGCTGCTAAAATACCACTTATTACGCTAATATCTACTACAAATCAACCACTTATACAAATATCGTAATCGTATCAATCACCAAAAGTTCTATACTATCCCCCTATAAATATTTATTTAAACGCTAAAAAAGGTATCTTAAAAAGAAACATCATACCCAAAACACACCCAAAAACAAAGCAAAAAAGTATGCCCAACTTTTTGTAAAGTAAACAATATACACATAAAAGTATGTCCAACTCGGTATGTCCAACAGTATGCCCAGCTCATTTTTAACACTTCATCGCTAATGGCTCACCAACTTGGAAGTCTATGTATGCGGACAATAATTCCTCCATTTAATCATTTCACTAAAATGCTCTAAACAGTATATCTTATTGGTTTAAATACTTCTATATATTATTTATTTGGAATATCTTTGCAAAAGAAAATTCCAAATATTAACGATATGACCAAAGTAATTCATGTACATCTCATTTTTGAGAAGAAAGACTATTATTTCGGCAGCATCAGCGCCATCTATACTGTCCTAAACGACGCTCAAATAGGCATCAAAAAGAGCTCGTTACTTCATGCTGGTCTCACTGATGGCGACGTTAAGATAACCCATAGAGCCATTATCAAGCAGTCTCACCTCATTCGTAGCACCCAAGAGTAGTCTCACCATTACGCATAGAAAAAGGGCTGAATTGTGCCTCAAAAAGCATCAATTCAGCCCTCACACTATTTCAATGTCATTTAAACCGTTTAGAAATCACTCATTCCTCATTTAAATGCAACCCAAATGTTAGCCAATATTACATTTTGATTTATCTTCGCCCGATATAGCAAACATGCTCAACCTCCCTATTCATAAGCATTTGAGCCACATTTCACCCTCTCATAGTTTACATACAAAGTGATTTCCCCCCCCTACTTCCGGCTCTATCTCCCCGTTATGGTTCAGGTCGGGGCTCAGGTCGCGGTGACCGCAAAGCCGGGAACCGGGATAATCCTTCAGCAGCAGCAACACAAGCACACGCAGGGAGTGCTTTTGAAAAAGGGTGCGTGTATCGGCAGGGCGACCGCACTCGTCAAGACCGCCTTCGTAGCAGACACCGATGCTACCTGCATTCCAACCCCGGACATGGGCACCAGGCAGGGACAAGGGACGCAGGGACTTGATGTCACCGTTCTTGCGGATATAAAAATGATAACCTGCGCCGGAGAAGCCCCGGCGCAGGTGGTCTGTCGTCAAGTCGTGCTCCGTATAGCAGCGGTCGCAGCGGGTGGCGGAACAATGGACGACGATAAGATTGATGAATCTCATGAGAATTAAAAATTAGAAATTAAAAATTAAAAGTGAAGGAAACCCGCTACACTGTCATGGCATGGGCGCTCAGGGCACCAATAAGCGCGGAGGCTACAGCGATTATCACTTTCAGAATCTTATCCCAAACAGATGATTTTGTACTCATAAAATTAAGGATTAATAGTTAAGAATTAATGGTTAAGGATTAGTGATTAAGGATTAAGGGCTAATGATTAATGGTTAATCATTAGGGATTGATTAGCGATAAGCGATTTGCTTGTGTTCATTAACCATTAATCACTAACCCTTAATCATTCCTTCTTTATCCCAGCGGATTTTCGCCCTGGTCGCCGTCGTCGCCGGAGCCGCCTCCGGAACCACCGCCTTGATTGCCGCCGCCGGAGCCGCCCTCCTCGGGCTTGTCGAGCACAAAGCCCACATTCGCCGGGCTGCGGGTCACGGCGGTACTGCCGTTCACCAGCTTCAGCTCCTTGTCGGGGATAAAGCGGATATTCACCTTCGAGATATTGCGCACCGTACATTTGTCCGAGGCCTCCATGCCGGGACAGCGGAACGTCATGTGGAAAGTGCCCAGCTGGTTCAGCTTCACCTTGTCGCCGTTGGCAAGGTTGCCTTGAATCTCCTCCACCAGGGCTTCGATGACGTGCTTCACGTCGCCCTTCGTCATGGCACAGTTTTTCTGAATGGAGGCGGCAAGGACATCGATGTCCACGGTGCCGCAGGTCTTGGGTTTCTGACGGAGATAGTACAACATGGGCGAAGCCGGGTTGCTTACGATTTTACGGCGCTGGAAGCGCTCTACAATTACATCCATAAATTTGAAAAGTTAAGGTTTAAGTTAAGAAAAATGAGTTATAAGAGAGAAGTGGGTAAGGGAAGGGATAGGGCGCCCGAATCAATGATTATTCCTTTTCTTAAGCACATTACAAAGATACAACATTAAGAAGCGGAAGTCAAGTGTTTTGCCATTTTTTTTACTACAAAAAACACGGAGACACAGAGTTTTTCAAGCAATAAGAAAAATCTCCGTGTCTTTGTGTCCCTGTATTCTATAAATTTCCATCCATCACTTTGCATTCCTCGTCAGCCACTCCAATGGTGGTATGTAGTCCACCAGTTTTGTCATGCTTTGGTTATGATGGAAATAGACTTCACCGGTTTTGCCATTACGGTGCTTGGCTATGATGACGATACCCAGGCCATCGGTGGGATAAGTACTCTTCTTATCGACGGTCTTGCCGTAGAGGGCAGGGCGGCAAAGCAGCATTACCATATCCGCATCCTGCTCTATGGCGCCGCTCTCGCGCAGGTTGCTCAGGGTGGGGCGATGGTCTATGCTACCGTCGCTCGCCCGGTTCAGCTGGCTCAGCAGCAGTACGGGGATATCCAGCTCCTTGGCCAGCAGCTTTGCCTTGCGGCTTGCCTGCGCCACTTCCTGCTCGCGGTTGCGGTTTTTCTGGTCACTCCTCATGTCACATAGTTGCAGATAGTCCACAATCACCATGTCACAGCGATTCTTGCTCTTCAGCAGGCGGGCGGAAGAACGCACGCGGTCCATGCTCGTCATCGGATGGTCGTCTATCAGTATGGGCAACCGCGACAACTCGGCAGACGCCTCATGCACCTGCCTCACCTCGCCGGGTGTGAGCTGGCCGCTGCGCAGGTGTTGCGGGTCTACCCCCTCCGTAGCTGCAAGCAGCCAGCGGTCGCCCAGGCGCTCGCCTTGCATTTCGAGGCTGAAGACCACCACATGACGCCCCGCCATGGCAGCGGCACGGGCTAGGTGGAGGGCAAAGGCCGTCTTCCCCACCGACGGACGGGCAGCAAGGATGTTCAAGTCGCCGCGCTGCCAGCCCGCCGTAACGTGGTCCAGAGCGTCAAAACCCGTAGGGATACCCGTAATGCCGTTGCATCCGTGCTCCATACGCTGCTCCACCTCGGCCAGCGTGTCGTCCATCAGCCGGTCTATGGAGCGAAGGTGGTCGGCTACGCCGCTCTCGTCCTCCAGCCCCTCCAGCAGTCGATGGGCTTCCACCAGGATGTCGTCAATATCCATCGACTCGTCGGCACTGAACGCCAGCAGTTGCTGGAATCCCGTACGCATGATACGCCGCGTGTGCAATTGCCTAAGGATGAGCGCATGATACTCCAGATGAGCACTGGAGCTGACCTTCGAGCTGATGCGTAACAGTTCGTAAGGCCCGCCCACGGCATCGAGTTTGCCACGGGCTGCCAGTTCGTTCTTCAGCGTGATGGTATCTATGGACTTCACGCTGCGATACATCGATTGCAGGGCGGCAAAAATTTCCAGATTCTTCTCCTCGTAGAACATCTCGGGACGAAGTTTGTCCGCCACCAGAGGCATGGCAGCGCGCTCTATCATGCAGGCACCGATGACAGCTTCTTCGAGGTCACTGTCGTGGGAAAAAGTAGTTTCAGTCATCATATTCATTTTCAAAAGATTTGTCCGCCAGATAGGTGGCGGCTTGTTTACAATATTTTTGGTTGTTCAGATGGTCGTAATATTCGTCGATGTTGTCCAGTGCCCGCTGTTTCTCGCCTGCCGTCAATTTTTTCCATTCGCGACGGGCCCGGCCGATGTTTACTTTGGGATGCTCGGTGATGTCATGAAACTTTTCCCAGAAGATGCAGAAGTCCTCTCCCACCCCAGCCACCGGCGCTGCCTTCTTCTTCCGCGGGGCTGCTTTAGGACGGGCATTGCCAGTAAGGAAATCATAATCGGGGATACGGATGTGCATCACGTAGGGGTTGGCCACCCGCTCCACGATGCCGGCGTCGAACATCTTGTTGAAGAAGTAGCGCGTACGGTTGCGAGGCCACCCCAATATCTCCATCCAGCGGGCCAGGGAAAGTACGGACTCGCCACGTACACAGTCGAAAAGGTGTCCCCTGACGTTGCAGGTCACCGTGCTGTAGTTGACGTGTGTCAGCACAAAGACAAAGGCTTCGAAGGCATCGGCGGCTTTCTCTCCGGTTTTCATATTCATTTGTTCCTCAAACAAGGCTTTGGGGAAGAGGAGATAGCCTTTCTTCAGCATCTCCGTTGTCATGGGGCTCATTTCTTTTTCCATTTTTGTCTATTCTTAATTCGATAATGCGACAAAGGTAAGGGACCAGCCAGGGGGATACAAATAAGCAGTTAGAATCGGCTAAAAATTAATGAAATACATAAGGTGGCGAGAGAGGGGTTCACCTCATCCTCCACCACCCTATATAATAATATACTAAAATAATCAGAATGTATTAGAAATACATTCTCTATTTCGCATATTTTTTAGAGACCAGAAGATACGGATTTTTCACGGTCATATCCTTCACGTGGTCGGGCATCCCCCAGTAGCTCAGGAGAATGCCTATCTGTACGGGGGTGAGGTGGGCAGTCCTGGCGGTATAGCCCTGGTCCGTCAGATCCTTCAGCAGGCAAGCGTGTTCCGCAATGGAACGGCGCAGGGCCTTTACGGCCGAGCAGGCATACGCGTAGTTTGGGTAATAGGCCACTGCCACATCTGCAATGCGATGGCATCCCTCGAGCAGCCATTCAAAACTTTGTTCTTTTATCATTTTGCATATATTTATTAATAAAACATGTTGCAAAGTTAGAATGGGAGGGAAAACTGGGAAAGTTCGAGTGGCAATAAGAAAACTTGCTCAAGAAAAATGAATGTGTCAAAACGGTTGATGACACACCCTCACTGTCTTATTGATAAAAGCAACACTTTCATACTATAATAGGGAAGCACACATTTTGCGTATTTCATGTAACTTATCGGTCAGCGATTTTTCTTTAAGAGAGACAGCCATATTATATCTCGCCTGCCTATTAACGAGGAGTTCCGCACTAATCCCTAAGGCTGCTTCTACCATAAGAGCGAAGTCACTGGTTACGTCTCCCTTTCCCTCTTGAAGTACCCCAGCACCGTGGCCGGTGTGAGACAGCAGCGTTCTACGCTTTTCAGGCGGCTCTGAAAAGTATATCGGGAGCATAGCACAAGGCAGAACCAAGTATAGTTCAAGCTACGGTGCAAGCGGTGCTGAAGGTGGTCGAAAAAACGGGAAACACGGGCAAAGAAGCTAGCGATACGCTCGCGGGGGACAAAACGGGAAGGCTGTGCGGCAGCATTGCGGGAGCGCTTGGCGGTACGTTCCATCTGTGCAAGGGTATACTCCAGTTGCTCGATGTCATTGCGGGTGTTCTCCATGGTTTGTTCCAATTTCTCGCGTCGTGCCTGCTGCTTGGTATATCGTTCTTTTCTGTCAGCGATTCGGTTTTTGAGGTCTTCTGCGGTGAGGTTTATTCCTTTGTTCTGGATTGATTTCATTATAAACGTCTGTTTTATAGTTGTTTGTCTGTATATAAGTTCACGAAAACACATCATCCGTCTGCACCGAATACATAATGCATAAAGGGCAAACGGATGATATATCAGGAGCAAATGTACGATGAATATTGCAGATAAAGTTCTTAATGACCATTAAGTCTTGTTATAAAACATGATATTATCTACTGCAAATTTGGAGATTATCAGAAAACACGTACCTTTGCAATGTGTTTTTCATAGTATTAGATTTAAGGTTAACAAAAGATTGGCTGTCTGGGATAGATAGCCTTTTTTTATGCCCGCACCATTCGATTCATCCAATTAGTATCAATTCACTTTATACAACTTTTTAACCCACCAAAAGTGTTTTTAAACCCCAAAAGTTGTAGATTATAAATACTATGTTTATATTTGCAACATGAAAAAAGCGCTCGAGAAAATGTAGTATCTACAACTCGTCTGTGAAGTAGGTGGCGGTTGTGATATAGACAGCGTTCATAAGACAAACAAGCAAGCAATCTACAACAATAAAAATATGAAAGTTAGACTTATGACGAAAGTTAGTGCTGCAACCCTCATTTCAGCAATTGCCTGCAGCATATTCACGGGATGTACCGAAAAAGACCTATACAATCCCGAACGTGGAAAAACAGAACTAAAGCCGGAGAGCGAATACTTTGACTTTGCAACAACAGCCCAGGTAGCTTTTGACGTGAATTATGGAAAAATCGCAGGAGGCGCATTAATAGAGGTGTTTACAGAAGACCCCATCACCTATCAGACAAACAACCTCTACTCCATCAACGGCGAAGCGGTTTTTAAAATCTTTGCAGATGCAGACGGACGCTTCACCGGCAACGTAGAACTGCCCAAAGCGACAGAAAAGGTATATATCATCTCACAAAGTTGGGGAGCCCCCATGTATGTGGAAGCAGATGTGGAAAATGGCAAAGTGGTGGTAGATATGACCGAAAATAATGCCAACACCCGCTCAACTGCCATGACACGTGCAAAATCCAACCTGACTATCGACCTAAAGGATAGGAAGGAACGGGTATACTCCATCGTTGGATGGGGACAATCTCACGGTGAGATTATTGATAATAAATCCAATCTCTCAAAAATAGTATATATAATGATTTGAAATTCAGTGTGTTGAAAATTTTATAGTTTTAATTGAGGAACAAATAAGAAACAAAATTGCTAATTAAAGGCATTTCCCGATTTTTTGTTTTCACTCTGTTTCTTTCCTTGCACTTACTTATAATCGGGACTTCTTGAACCAGCTTCCTACCAGAATTTTTTTCCTCGTCCGACGGTTGTATTTGAACTTCCAAGAACCATTGCAGCCAAAAGAAAAGCAAGCCTTCTTTAATTCATACAAAGATAAGGAAAAACTTATAGGCAGGCAAATTTGTCTGCCTAAATATAGTTTACTTTGATTTAGCATATATATAGGCTAATGGACTAAACTAAACCTTTTCCCGAACTTCGTAAAACACTCTGGTCCCATTGTGCAGCCAAAAGAAAAAAAGATTCCACGGCATATTTTTCTTTTCGCTGCAACTCCCTTTTTATAAACCATCAACCTTTTACACGAGATCTTCTCTTCCCTGTATTCGCACATCCGCTTTCGGGCTGTCTGATATGAATTGTGTCGCAAAGGTACTTGACATGTCTTTCTTGTATGCAAGGTCACAGCCTGACGGTTCACGACAAAATCTCCACGCTCCGCTTTGCGGAGGTAGTATTTGGTTGTGAAACCCTGCATAAAGAGCCATGTCACCTTTTGAAGCGACATAATTAAATCAAGCCCGAAAGTAGCTGATGCTACAAGAGGGAAAAAAGAAAACTCAAAATTTAAGATTATGGCGAACTATGCAACAAACATTTTTCACGCAAGTACGGAAAACAAGCAAGACCTCGATAAAATAGAGGCATTTCTGGACGATAATTTCAACGGTTTTGTCAATCGGTATGGCGACACTGTAGATGCAGAATTTTCTTCCCGTTGGGAATACCCAGAAAAAGAAATCGACGAACTGGTAGCTTCTTTGGAAGCCAAAGATAAAATCTATATCCGCATACTGACATACGAGTTAGAGGACGAATACGTGAGCTTTCGGATATTCTCGCAAGGCAAGTGGGACATTAAGCTGTAACCTAAAAACGCATTCACTATGTACGAATACGAAGAAGACAGCGATATTATCGGTTTGTCTTGCACACTGCTCAATCCATACAAAGGTTACACGGAAGGTACAATCGTGGGCAACTATGGTAACACCATAGTTGTCCGCCTTGAAAGCGGCAAGGAAATTTCAGAATACCGTGATGAAGTGATTATCCATGATTAAACGATAGCAAACGTATGACACAGATAGCAACAAAATTCGTCAAATGGGATATTCCCGAACTGGCGACATTACAGGACAGCAAGGTTTACAAATTGCGGGTACACCTGAACAACGGAGGCAAGTTAAACCGGGAAGAAAAGAACTGGATTACCCGTAACGTGTGGGAAAGCATCTATTTCAAACGTGGAATTGCCTTGAGCGGTTATCATTTTGATTTTTCCGACGTTCTCAAACGGTATTTCGTCAAACAGCACGGAAGCATTCACGAGTATTATGCGATTGACAAAACAGCGTTACGCTCGATACTGTACGGCAGAATCGAGGATATTGTAGAAGTAAACAGTTAAACAACAAGGATATGGGAGAATACAAATTTTATCAAGACCGTAAGGTTACAAGTTGGGAACGGGATTATTTCAGTGTAAAAGCAAATAGTTACGAAGAAGCCGAGGCAATCGTCCGCTCATGGAACTGTGAGGACGTGTCGAACATCATTGACAACCGTCTTTGCTATGAAGAGTGGCAAGCATTGACCGATACATCGGAATCTATGCTCCCCGAAGAAAACGACGGCAACCCGACAATAGAGATTTTCAACGAAGACGGAGAATCAATAATGACCAATGTACCTAAAACACCTCAATCAAACCAATAGAACCATGAACGTAACAATCGAACACGTCTTTTGCCGCTATAGCGATGAAGCGGAAGAAATCTATTTCCGAATCATGAACACGATTCTTTTTGCAACTGACGAAACCGAACTTCGTGCAAGTATGGAACGTTTGAAGAACGAGACCTCACTCGATGAGTATTTTATATTCGGATACGGAGCACACCATATCTGGATAAACCAACGGCGACCGAGTGATAAAAACAGAATTTTCAAAAATCGGATTATGGTAGCCCATTTCTGACGGGAACGGGCAAGAGACCTCCGATGTACTTTTGCGGGCTAAACCGGAACTGCCAGTTTCAGCCCGTTTCTTTTTCTCTCGGCAGACATGCCGGCGCAATACCTTTTTTATCCTCATAATTAAAATTCTTATACAACCCGGAGGCCCATTTATATTTTCTTTTCGCTGCAACCCTTTTATATAAGCTATCGAACCTTTTGCAAGAGACCTTCTTTTCCCTGTGTTCGCACGTCGCTTTCGGGCTGCCTGATATGAATTGTGTCGCAAAGGTACTTGTCATGTCATTCTTGTATGCAAGGTCAAAGACTGACGGTTCACGACAAAATCTCCACCCTTCGCTCCGCACGGGTAGTATTTAATCGTGAAACCTTGCATAAAGAGCCATGACACCTTTCGAGGCGACATAATTAAATCAGGCCCGAAAGTAGCTGGTGCTACAAGAGGGAAAAAAGAAAACTCAAAATTTTATAGATTATGGCAAACGATGTAACAAATTCAAATGGACGAGTAACGGCAGACGAAGTAATACACAAGGATTCGGTTTTCAGATACCAACTGTTAGACCGCTTACGGTCAGATTGCGAGTATTACCTTAATTACGGTAACAGACACCCGAAATCCTTATGGGCTGGCGACGAAAAATTGCAAATTGAATTTATGATAAAACTGCATGAGAGTTTCAAAGAGGACGAAAAACCAGAATGGCTTACGATGGATGAGATTTTAGAATACAGCAAGAAAATGATAGCTCAAGAAGAATAAAATTACAACTAAGGAACAGACTAAAAATGTGATTTTATGGCATGGTTAGCAGTAAATAAAGACGGAACAGAATGGATAATGCCCGGAAAGCCCGTTCGAGGCTGGTGCGGGCATTGGGAGTACTCGGAAAAAGTGTACGTCGAGAGCGAGCAAGGGTACGTATCAATCGAGATAGAACTCCCCAAGGGGTCTGTTTACAAACTACTCGGTAAGGAGCTGACATGGGATGATGAACCGGTGGAATTGCAGACCGAAACAGAAAAGAGGTAAAAGCAAGCGGGCTGAACGTAGCATCGGTTTCAGCCCGCTTATACCGGCTAAACAGGTACACACCGGCGGGAATCCCTTTTTTATCTCCGTAACAGACATCCATACCGTTTCCTTCGGAAATAACCTTTTATACCTTTTGGCAGGCTATATCCTTTTGTAGAAAACGTCCGTTCGTGCGAAGGCGGTTCCTCCGCTTTGTTTCAAGACAGACTTCAGCCCTTTTTCCTTTTCCTCTTCTTTCCCTCATTTCTCTTGCCGGATAGAGACAGCGACATCAATACGCTGCATACATCTTTTGTCGGCTCTTCGTTTGGGCCCCCTTTCCACTATGCAGCGTACATGGTTGTATAAACGGTATATCGTTCTTGCCGCTTCAACCCCAAACAACCGATACGCTTTCTTGCCAGATGTTCTTCCCGCCCACCTGCCGGAACGGGAGCGGTCTTGTGTCAGTGGACGGACAGGTCTTTCATGTCTCCGAATCCGCTGCGGATTGTTTCGCCTCGACTTTTTCGCGACCGCTTTCTATTTGAAGTCGCCATATCGTTTTTCGTTGCAAAGTTAGTATGCAGACGGGCGCGACCTGGTGGTCTTGACCAATGGCGTATCGCACAAATCTTCCTTTATCGGGCCTGCGGTTTGGGGCTTCGCCTCCAAAATAAAGAGTATTTATGCGCTATCCTTGGTGCAGCCCTTTACTGCACCTACTTTTTATGCACCGTAAAACTGATTTATTAACTTCAAAAAGCAATCGCAATGAAAAAGATCGAGAACAATTTCGCAGTAACCGGATTCGTGGCAAAAGATGCCGAAGTCCGTCAGTTCACCACCACAAGTGTCGCACGTTTCCCGCTGGCAGTAGCCCGTCAGGAGAAGAACGGCGAAGAAACCAAGCGCATATCCGCTTTCATGAACATTGAAGCGTGGCGCAAGAACGAGAATACCGGGTCGTTCGACCAGCTCACCAAGGGCACGCTGCTTACCGTGGAGGGCTACTTCAAGCCCGAAGAGTGGACCGACAAAGACGGCGTGCTGCACAACCGCATCGTAACGGTCGCCGTCAAGTTCTATCCCGCTGTCGAGAAAGAGGAGGAAGCTCCTGCGGAACCGGTAAAGAAGCAGGAAAAAGGCAAGAAGTAATTCCTGCCTTATCCGGACAAAGCGGCTTGAAAGCCGCTTTTGTTTTACTCGTTACCGTTCCGGAACGTCCACACTTTTATACTCCTTCATACTCCACACGAAGAGTCCGCCGCCGTCCATTGATTTTCCCGTGCAAAGTTAAGGCGGTCGGGAATCGGCAAGGCGCGGCTTCATTTGTCGTTAACAACCATCAACTCGCAAGCTCGTCAATACTTGTTCAACACAAATGAAATCGTCCACGGGACTATCCGCTTCCTCCTTGCCTTATTTCCCTTCTGTCCGCCTTGTGGCCCGCACGTAAATCAAATCCCGCCGGACGAGGGAAACCCTCCGAAAGCAGGGATAAAAACGAAAGTCAAACTTAAAATTCAAAATGTATGAAACAGATGATTTGGTCAAGCTATGACCTGTTGGACGAAACGGCAAAAGAAGAATATCAAAATTCCCAGCGGGAAATATTGGACGATGACAGTTACGAGGTCAGCGATGAAGAATGGGCAGAAGAAGTATATTGCCGGCTGGACGACGAACGAAGCAATCTGAATAAAGAAGTGGACGGCATTATTGTCGTGTTCGGCAACTTGGGATTATGGAACGGCCGGAGACGAGGCTATCAAATATTGGGCAGCACCATTGCCGATATTTTGAAATCCCAGTGCGACGATGCAGAATGGTACGGCGACGGCTACAACATTCGCGGACGGATGGACCATCATGACGGTACGAACTATACCTTATACCGTATCGCCAAAGGCCGTGACGAAGCGGAACGTATCGCCGATAAGATTTACAACCGTGAAATCGACGAAGAAGGCTTCCGCCGGAGAACACGTTCCCTCTATCCGTATGTAGCCGCCGTGTACGGCTGGAAAACAAGGCAGCGCAAGCCGGACAAGGCCGCATAAAAATGCTGCCCGCAAAATACCGCAACGCACCCGCCAGAGGTGGTTGCGGTATCCTTTATTGAATGACTGAAATACAGAACCATCACCTTTTATAATCAGCTTCGTTCCTTTTTTATCTCATGTTTTTTGTGAAACCGGGAATGGACGAATATTTTGAACTGACGGACGAAGGTTACGAGTGGGTCTCCTAAACATTCGGTACAGATAATGACAGGTACGGGTTCGGGATACATTGGCAATGGATGTGTCCTGAATCCTTTTGCCGGAATTACCCTTTTATATCTTCATGACTCTTTCCCTTTTATCGAAGCGTATTCCGTACCCCATTGTACTCCGGCTAACCAACCGGAAAGCAATCCTCTTATAACACCTTAGCTTCCCCATTTTACTCCTTACAGCCGTTCCCCAGACACACTCCATGCCGAAAGCCCGCTTATTTTTTCTGCAAAGTTCGATTGCCGGCTGCCAGTCCCGGCAAGGACCGCTGGCGCTTGCAACCGGAAAATCTTCCTCTCCGACTTCGTTGGAGAGCGTATTTCCCGTTGCCTCCTTGTCTGGACTGACCGTCAATCCTGTGGCAGAAAAATAACCAGCCTCTCGGTACGAGATTGTACCAAAGGGAAAAACAAAAAATAGTTCAAACTTAAAATTTAAAGCGTATGACATTTAGAGAATTTATGCGAGAAAACGGTTACGAGTTACAGACAACTTTTTGGGAGGACTTCTCAATAGCGGACCGATTCGGTCTGTCAGCTATACAAGACACTTTCAAACGTGCTTTCGAGGAATGGAAAAATAACTATAAATACCTCACGGAACTGATATTGGTACTCAATCATAAAATCTGGCAGTATTATGAAACGAAACCGGAATTTGCGACACTTTACAATACCCTTTGGGAACAGGCAGGTCAATATGCGGTAGAGAACCTGAAAGATGACGAGTTAAGTTATTATTACGAGGTGACGGATTAAGCAAGGGAACACAAAGAGTCGGCTTTCATCGGCGGCTCTTTGTGCCACTTCCTTTTTTATAGCATACGGCAAAACAAATACCGCAACCGTCCGCAAAAGACAGTCGCGGTATCGTGTTATCCTGTATAACCATTGTCAACGGTCTCCCGAAACACTATGAAGAAAACCGTTTATACTTTCTTTATTTTCCCTCTTTTACCGCATCTAAGAATGTCTTTGCAGGCTTGAACGCAGGAACAGAGTGAGCCGGAATCACGATGGTCGTATTCTTTGAAATGTTACGAGCCTTTTTCTCTGCCCTTTGTTTGATGATGAAACTTCCGAATCCTCGCAGGAACACCTCGTTCCCGGCAATCATCGACTCCCTGACACTCTCCATGAATGCCTCCACTACAGTTGTCGCTACCGACTTTTCTATTCCGGTCTCCTGTGCGATCCGGGCAATAATATCTGCTTTTGTCAGACTGTTTTATTATAAAATCCGTTGCAAAGATAATAACATATCTCTTTGTCGTCTGGATTGCCAGCCTGATAATGTTACGGAAAACGATAATCCACCTTTATCTCACGGTGTTCCTTCGGCACGAACCAGACAATCGGAAAGCCCCGATAAAAGGAGAGAAACATAAAAAACATACAAATCCGTATCCTGTAGTCAAGGCAGGCAAACACCCGATCACCATTTATCGGTCATGATGGTAATCACTCTTGCTGAAACCACCGAATATAGCTTTCAGAATCTTTCCGATAACATAGAAAACCACTATAAAAACGATAAGTTCTCCCATATTCTATACTACTTAAAGTTAATATAAAGATACTAAAAATCAACGAGAACAGAAAACATATAGCCCTGATTCTCAAAAAAATCCATTTCAATCCGGCTAATACGAAAGCTCATTGCCCATCTTTCGGCTTACGCTTGCCCAACGGTCCTTTGAATTTTCCCCTATTGAGCTTTACCCCGTGCCGGTTGAGCACACTGAACACCGAACTCCGGCTGTTGTACCCGCTTACCGCCATGATGTCCTCGAAAGAATGACCGTTGACATACATATCAACGATGGTATTCTCCCGGTCGGCCTTATCCATCGCCTTCATCGTTTTTCTCGGGACCTTCGCTTTCTGTTGCAGATTCATGACATGTGCGGACGAATACCGCAATACCGCCACCTCTTCGGGTAGCGCCCCGAACATATCCAGTACATCGGCTGCCGTCGTTTCGGGGAACAGTTTTCCCCGCGAGTCGATCCGGTCATGGATGGAAATGATACGCACCACTTTGATTCGGCACAACTCAATAAACGCGGACAATTCGCGCGACCCACGGAGAGCGTTGCTGAATTTGGCCACGACAATCTCGTCACCTCTTTCGAGATTCGCTACAAGCTGTTTCCATCTGGGGCGCAGAGCCTCGTTTTCGACAAGTTCCTCTATCACTTGTACACAACCGTATTTCTGCATCCACTCTTTATCAGCCTCGAATCCGTCGTAACGATCCGCCTTGAATATGTAACCTACTTTTGCCATATCATTGTGCACTTCTATAAGAATAAGTACAAATATAAGAGTTTTATTTTAAACTAAACCATACTTTGAACGAAAATGATATGAAGGGCTTTCTGTGTCCTTCGTTTCTTTCACTTATTTTCATTGAAAATCAAACTATTAAGTGCAATGTTAAAAATGGTTTATAAAACGATTTTCGGCGCTTGTCATCTTGAAAAGAATACTTAGATTTGTGCTGTAAAATACAAAATGAACTATGAATTGTAAAAATCAATACTTAAAAATTGTACTATCGATTGCTGGACTTTCTGCCGTTCCGATTGCCATTTTCACACTTACATCGTGCGACGGTTCGAACGTCAAATCACTGGTTGAAGCCCAACCTACTCCAGCCGGTCTGTATCGGGAGTATCTGTCCGAAACACGCGGGCAAAAAGAACTTTCCTTTGAGGATTTGACCGCGTATATCGGGAAGTGGCAGACCTTGAAAGATTCCGTGACCGCAACCATGCGCCGGGACACGACCTATCGGGCACATTCCGACATACGTGAAGAGTGCATTCTGCTGCACGATTCCGTCCGTGCGGAACTTTCTCGGCTGGCGATGTCGAAACCTCGCACCTATAAAGAAGTGCTGATTCTGAAAGAACGTTTCTCTTCCTATACCGGAGACGTGGAACTGCATCGTTCCGCCGAAGAAATCCGTCCGTTTTTCGCAGAATTGGATAAACGTCCGGCCTGTCGGGGTAACAAGGAGCAAATTCTGTCAGCATATCGTAACGTGCTTGCCGAAACCCTGAACAATGGAATACATGGGAACGGCGACCTCAAAAAATTCATCGAAAGGGAGGATGCCGCTTTTCGAGCTTTCCTGTCCGGGTTGCACGAGCTTGGCGAAGCGAATATGGCCGACATCACCCGTGACACAGAGAAATGCTGCTCCGAGGTGTTTTTCGCCGCTGGGCGCAAGGAAATCACTTACAAGGACGCCACGATATACATGGCCTTACGTACCGACCGTCGGCTGATCCAGAACGTGCGTGCCTGTCTTGACAACATACGCCGTGGAAAGGTCGTAACGCCCGAACAGGCACAAGCCTATGTCTGGATGATTCTACAGCCCTACGCTTCCTTGGACGGCCTCTGCATGACGCTATTGTCCCCGGAAGATAAGGAAACCCTTTACAGGATGGCCGCAGAAACACCCGCCGCATTCGAGAAACTGCGCAGAATCCTGCCGTCGGAGGGCGACCGGTTGGACGAACTGCCCGGTATGCTCATGGAGATATTCATCGCCTCGTTGTAAAAGCCTATTCACAAAATAAACGATATATGATTATGTTACGACACTTTCTGGATGACTTCATGTCGTTCGTACCCCTGCAAATGCCGCAGCTTCTCAATGTGGCAACGATGGAGGAGCCGCAGTTCTACGGTGACTATGTTCTGCTCACATTCCCGCTGCGGGACCCCTATGATCTGGAGGAGGTCATGGACATATTCGAGGACGACATGGAGCTGATTACACTCTACCACCATGTGCCGGTCGGACTGGAGAAATCCGGTCATAGCACCTGTGCCTACTCCAATCCCGCTTTCGGGCAGATGTTCAAGATGAACGCCCGGACAGACGCGGACGGCAAGGTAAACCGTATCATCGCGACCATTTACGATTCGTTGGAGCTGATGTACGGCGACCTGTGTCTCGATCTGAAACTCCACGCCGGGAACGGCAGCTTCAAGTACAAAAAGAATCAGGAAGACGTGTTGTTGGATTTCATGTAAAACAACCCCTATGCGAAACACGATATACCGCCAAATGGTTTTCTGTATCGACACGTACCGCACGTGGATAGAAGTGGCCGATGACAACCTCTACAAGGAACACGTCATTTCGAGAAACACCCGGACCGACTTCCTTGTGACCCGCACGCTGGTACTGCGGGCCTACAAACCGCATGGTCCATACGAAAAGGGCATGACGTGGACGATTCCGGAGCATGATCTGGACACGGCACTGGCTACATATCGTAAGCAGAACGGCACATTCAAATCCCGGATGAAGAAAGGCGCGTCGTCCCTGACAGCCGAAGACACCGAGAACATTATCCGCTTGGCCACCCACGGGATTGTCCGATTGGAACTCGTGGTACGGCCCGTTCATATACCTTCAAAACCCTATTACCTGTTATGACCTGGATTATATTACAATTCGTATTTCTTGCAATGCCTGTCGTCCTTCCGGCACTGTTGTACAGAAGCAGGCGTTGCTTCATGGCAAGATTCTACGATAAAATGGTGTGGAGCGAAAAGGCCCGCAGGCTGTACGCCCATGTGCTGCTTATCGTATTACTCTTGTTTCATTATGTCTATACGAGTGGACACCCCGGCGAGTTCGGTATCGTGCCATCTACCATCGTGTGTGCCGCATGGGCCTCTTTCAGGCGGGCGGACCGATGGATGCGCGGCTTGCTCGACCGGCCGAAACGTTTCGTCTGGTTTGCGCTCTTGGCATTGGTCATCGGCTTCGTGCCGCATCTGTACACGATGGCCGTAACAATCGCCTTTGTTCTTTTGGCTGCCCTGTTCTACCCGTCGGCAAGGGTCATGTCCGAAAAGACAGACATACGCAAATTCCTCGAATGGCTGGAATGTCCCGGAGCATTAGCCGACAGTTATCATAGTATCATCACGCGAGGCTGCCACGATAATGCGGATAATGGCAACCTGAAACTATCCGCACATTATGAATCATCAAAAACAGAATGAAAATGAGAAATAGAAATGAAGCGCCCGCCGCCATACTGGCGAACGTGGAAGTGTTCGACTACCTGAAAGAAAAAGTCGGCGAGCGGAAAACGAGAACGGAAGCCTACTGCGATTTGTTGGATAAATCGCTGGCAGGTTTCGTCTCCCCGTTTTTAAGAAGGCAGGACTACGACCTCTCTCCCTGCCAGTGCCATGTAACCGTTTCCGACCTTGCATCGGAGTGGCATTGGCATCGGGCTACTGTCCGCTCGTTTCTGGACACGCTCGAAGCGCTCGGACAGTTAGAACGCATCCGGCTGGCAAAAAGCGTCGTCATTACCATGCCCCTGCGGACCGGCACGCCTGCCATGCCGGACAGCGGACGGGAAGAAGCGGACTTTGCCACAAGAATACAGGAAGCATTGTACGACTGGATAATCGGCAAAGCAACCTCTTTCGATGTGGGTAAATCATGTGGACAAATCATGCGCCAGACCTTGACGGAGATAGCCGGACGGGACAGTCGTATCTATCCGGACAGTCATTCCGACACGGCATCGGCACAGACCGTCCGGTCGGAAGAACAGCTGTGTGAGACCGTCTTGGAATGTATTGCCCATGCCGCCCTCTGGCGGGTTCTGCGTAAATCGAGGTTCGACGACGGCTCGCCGCTCGTGCAGTTCTTCCGGCTCGACCTCAGCGGGGAATGGGCGGCGTTCATCGAGGCCTCGAAAGAGCTTGCAGAGCTTGTTATCGACGGAAAACCGGACGGGACAGGCTTCGGTACGGACGAAGAGACGGAACGCCTTGAATCGCTTCGCAAACCCTTTTTATCGCTTCTGGCGAAGGCGCAGGAGGAAAGCTGAACGGGGATTCGCGGACAGAGATTGTATAACCACGGGCAATTCTCCCCAGTTCAGGTTCAAATATCCTTCCAGTTATAGCAGGCATCCGGGCTTGCCCGTCTGCCACTGAACAAAGGGAAGGGGGAGCCTAATACCCCTGCTGACTGACGTCGCAGGGAGAAGTGTCCAAGCAAGCAGCAAGCTGGGACACGGGGAATTGTCCGAAACAACACGAAAACAGTATGGCAAATGCAAAACAGGTTCTCGATGTTCAGGTATCGAAAGGGATCACCGCCGCCCAAGGCAACGAACACCTGCGTAATCGCAGCGAAGAGGCGGAGAAGTACGCCATGAGCAAGGGCAACTACGACCCCACCCGCAAACATCTGAACTTCGAGATTGTGCCCGGAGGCAAGGTTCGCCCCATCGACACGAGCCGCAATATCCCGGAACGGATAGCGGACATATTGGGCCGTCGCGGGATCAAAGACCCCAACGAGGGATTGGTTGAACCGAAATACCGCACGGTGGTAAACATCATTTTCGGCGGTTCGCGGAAGCGGATGCACGAACTCGCTTTCGGCACGCAGAAGGTGGATTTTGAAAAAGGTGCGGACAATACCCGCATCAAAAGGAAGAGCGACATCGAACGTTGGGCGAAGGATGTCTATGCATTCGTTTGCGGCAGATACGGCGAGCAGAATATAGCCGCCTTCATTGTACACCTCGACGAATTAAATCCGCACGTGCATTGTACGCTTCTGCCAATCAAAGACGGGAGGTTTGCGTACAAGGAGATATTCGCCGGAAAGGACAAGTTCGAATATAGCGCGAGGATGAAACAGCTCCATACGGACTTTTTCGCCGAGGTCAACACGAAGTGGGGAATGGAGAGAGGCCGGAGCGTCGCCGAGACCGGCGCACGGCACAGGACGACGGAAGAATACCGCCGTATGCTCTCGGAAGAATGTACCACCATTGAGCAACAGATTGGCCGACATCAGGAAGTCCTGTCCGCCCTCCATTCGGACATTCGGCTGGCAGAGCGCAGAGTCAAAGGTTTGACCTCGATGGTGGAAAACTTGAAAAGGGAGAAGAGCGAAAAAGAGGCTCAATTGTCGGCACTCGAAAATGATATGGATACCCGGAAAGGTGATGCTTTGACCCTATCTGCCGAGAAAGAAAAGCTCGAAAAAGAGCTGACTGCTATCCAAGGGAAACTGGCAGACAAACAGGAGAAGCTACAAACCGCCGACCGACAGCTTTCCGACCTCAAGGCAAACATGGATGCCATTGAGGAACGCACGGAACAGCTCAAGGAGGAAGCCTACGAATACTCCCGTGATGTCCACTCCAAAGTGGACAGCCTACTCAAGGACGTCATGCTGGAAAATATGGTCGATGAGTGGAGGGAACTGTCGGCGCGGATGAAGCCTTCCGAACGGCAACTTTTCGACGACACACTCGTGCGTTCCGTGGCGGAACGGGGAGCGGAAGTCATGCGCTGCGCCACGATGCTCTTTCTCGGTATGGTCGATGATGCCACTACGTTTGCCGAAACACGTGGCGGAGGAGGTGGCGGAAGCGACCTCAAATGGGGACGTGATGAAGACGAGGACAACCGGGCATGGGCGCTTCGCTGCATGAGGATGGCGAGCCGCATGATGCGCCCTTCCATCGGCAAGAAGCCCAAGCGTTGAATGGCAAGGTTTATAATAAAGAATCAGATAAACAACAAATTAAGGATATAAGAATATGACGAAAAATATCATTTTCATTATTGCGGCGCTTTGTTCGCTGCAAGCCCGTGCGGATGTACAACCTACGGAAAGGGATACTGTACACCGCACGTACCGTTACGATGACACAGAACTGCTGCAGCCGTTACAGCCCTTATACCTTGACGGAGTGGTCGTTCCGGCACGGGGAAACGGCAATTGGTTTGTCAGTATCGCCGGAGGTGCGACAGCCTTTCTCGGCACGCCGCTCGGTTGCGAAGACCTGTTCGGGAGGTTGAAACCCTCGTACAGCCTTGCCCTCGGCAAGTGGTTTACCCCGTGGGTAGGTGCACGCATAAATTACAACGGGTTGCAGTTCAAGGACGGCACGCTGGCCGTGCAGGAGTACCATTATCTCCATGCGGATCTGCTGTGGAATGTGCTTGGCGGTAGCTATGTCCGGCAGAAACTGGTGCGCTGGCATCTGGCACCCTTTGCGGGTATCGGACTGCTGCACCATGCGACCAACGGGCATAACCCGTTTGCAATCTCCTACGGCATACAAGGGCAGTATCGCATTTCCAAAAGGGTAAGCGCCCTCATGGAACTCTCCGGTACGACCACCTTCCAAGACTTCGACGGGTATGGCAAGGCGAATCGGTTAGGCGACCACATGCTTTCACTCACTGCCGGATTCTCTTTCCATATCGGCAAGGTCGGCTGGAAACGGGCCATAGACCCAAGCCCCTATATCCGCCGCGATCGGCAGCTCGTCGATTATATCAATGTACTGTCGGAACAGAACAGCCGCTACGCGGGACAGCATGACAAGGATAGCCGGACGCTGGCCGAGCTGAAGAAGATACTGGAAATCGAAGGATTGCTCGACACGTACAGCCATTTCTTCGATGATGACGATGCTATCGAGCGCAAAGGTTATCCGAGGAACAATTACAGCGGGCTGAACTCCCTGCGGGCAAGGTTGAAGAACAAGCATTGGAACGGAAAATCACCATTGGAAGGACAAGCCCCGAATGGGAATGGCCGGGCAGACAGCCTGCAGCACTGGCCGGATAGCGTGCCTGGTCTCGGAACAGGACAGTTCGAGAATCTTCCCGACAGCACTTTGGCAGACTATGCCGTTCGGATGCAGTCCGGACGGGAATGCATCGGTGCTCCCATCTTCTTTTTCTTCGAACTCGGCACGTCGCACCTGACAGACCCCTCCCAATTGGTCAATCTCGACGAACTGGCACGGGTGGCAAAGAAATACGGTCTGAAAGTTAAAGTCACGGGAGCGGCCGATAGTGCGACCGGAACAATTGGTATCAACAATGCCTTGAGTGCTTCGAGAGCCGACTATATCGCCTCGGAGCTGAACAAGCGGGGTTTGTCGCCCGACAGGATGACCAAGACCGGCGAAGGTGGCATTTCCGATTACGCCCCCACGGAAGCCAACCGACATACAAGGGTGGAACTGTTCTTCGGCAAATGTGAAGAAAACGAATGTTCGTCCGTAAACAGGTAG